TGCAACATATATCATTGGTTTAACTGGGGACAAGACTGCTAGAATTGATGTTGCTAGTAAAAGTAATTTCGTTTTCAAAGTAAGTAGTTTTTTATAATTCTGTACGTAATATATATTACTAGCAAAATTAATAAAATTCCTAGAACATTATGCAACAACACCTTATACCAAGGAGTCTTCTCGTAATACTTTATAGGTATCTTCCTGTATACTATCCGTTCTATCGGCTTTTCGATGTATATAGTGTCGCATTTACCGTTGATATACACCTTGTCTTTTACTCGCCATACCTTAACTTTTATGCGGTCTTTCTCTATAGTAACTGTATCGTAAAGTTCTTTTATACTTACAATTGTATCGACTTCAACTTCAGGTATAGTGATACGAATGGTATCTCTAATTGTATCTCTGATAACAAGGCTGTCATTAGTTAAAAGATATGGATACTTTTTAACTAGCCTATCAAATCTTCTTTGAGGTGTGCAGGAAATAATTATAAATAGTAGTGGGATTAGATAGCGCATTAAGACATACTTGTTATTACCGCCATGACTATTTACTTTTTATCATTGTTACAAATGCATCCCAAATTGCTTTATCATCATCTGATAATTCAGAGTAGACAACTTCAACTTGATTCTCAGGCATAAATCCTGTTCCATACTGTGCTAATGCTCTTACATAAGGAGCAGTAGTTTCTTGTAATACTATTTGTTGTAAATTTTCCATAGCTTATTATATTAATATATTTCCTTGATTATCTTCTGTATTAGTTATTCCTTGTGTAATATTAGCATTTATTGGAGTTGTCATTCCTTTATATGCATTTTGTGAATAGTTAACTGTTTTTGCAACAGTTGAGTTAATTGCATTTGCAGAAGTATTATTTGTTCTTAAAAAACATTGAATTACTTCTAAGTTAGCACCTGCACTTGACGTCACAACAGCATGACCACCTGCATTTGGCCAATAACATTCAACCATTGTTTTGTGTATAGTAGAACCAGCATTTGCATTTGCTGCTGAAATAGCTGCAGCAGCTACTGATATAGCATGGGAGTTTACTATTTGAGAAGTTATCCCTCCTGAATTAGTAGTTGTAATTGCATTACTTGTGGCTGAATATGCTATACAACTATCAATCCTACCATTAATCATACCTATTCCTACACCTGCTGTTGAAAATCCTCTACAATTTTCTATTGTTCCATTTCCATTACTACTCAATCCTGTAGATGCGGTAGAAAAGGCTGAACAATTTAAGCTGGTGCTTCCACCTTGTATATTCATAGCTATTCCAATTGTGTTATAAGCAACACAATCTATTGCAATTCCAGAGTTTTCAATGGCTACTGTACCGTTATAAGCTATACATTTTATTGCTCTACCTCCTGCAGCAATTTGAAGTGATTGAGCTCCAAATCCTGATGCAGTACAATTACTTACAAGTCCAGTAGTATATAACCCAACTCCATTTACTCCAATACAAACTGAATCATATAAAGAGCCAGCAAGAATAATAGTACCAAAACCAGCACTATTTCGACAAAACATATTATAAACAGCAGCATTTGCATTATTAATTGAAAGACAATTATACTGCCCTCCTGTAGCACCTAAAAGATTAAATTTATCTCCTCTAATTAATGATGCACCTGTCACTGATAAAGCATACCCTGCTCCTCCTGTTCTCAAAATACTTCCATTAAATATAGTACAATTAACAGCTACTCCATTATCTTGTAAAGCATTAACAGTATTGGCATTATTTAAAGTATATGTGTGACCATTGAAATTAAAATTAACTCCATTCTTTAAAGTAATAGTCACAGCTCCTGTTTCAATAACATCAGCAAATAATTCAATAGTCTGTCCTGATGTAGCTGCTGCCATAGCAAGAGTAAGAGTAGAATAGAAAGTATAAACACCCGATGTATTAGATATACCCCATACTCCTGTTGTTGTTGGTATTGATGCCCAGTTTCCATCACCTCTTAAATATTGAGACGTATCATTCGGTGCTTTAGGTGCAAATCCATGTTTCGATGTACTTACATTATTTGTAGTTATATCACTTGTTGAAAGATTTGCATCTGTAACTGTGTAAGTTCTATTTGCTGTTAAATCAGATGTTGTACCATTAATAGTAATCGTTCTACTATCAGGAACACCTCCATCTTTAATATCCTCAATAGTGTAAACCTCTGATGGACTGTTAGCCTGAGCTGACTTCCTCTCTGTCATATTTACATTTGGAGATATCCCTATAAATTTTGTTCCTACTGGTATGCTCATTTTTAATATGTTTTATTTAATACAAAGATATCTGAATAAATTGAATTAGATGTAGATGCAGCTCCCCACTGAACAGTTACATTTAAAGTATTGCCAACAGTTGTATCGAATGTCGTGCTATTAACTTGGTTAAATGCAAACCCCTCTGTAGCACCATTCGATGTCTTAGTGAAATGAAATGTGCCCAACGCTACAATAGATGCTACACCTGCCGCTCCTAATGCTCTTACTGTAAAATCAATATTTAAAGAGAATACATTATTAGTGATATTCGATATTGTTTTAGCTCCACTGTCAGCTAATATAGTGTTACCGTCCTTAACCTTTATTCTAATTGTCTGATTGTTACCAACATTAATAACACCAGCTATAACAGCCCTAAAGCTATCACCTACCTGAAAACCATTCGCTGGAACAAACAAACTACCTACTCCACCATTTATTAACGATGTCTCTACATTAGTATTAGTTATTATTGTGCTATTGGCCGTTTGAGCGAACAAACCGAAATTTGTTGTAGGTGGAGTTATATCCTCAATTGTATAAACTTCAGTCGGACTGTTAGCCTGTGTGGACTTTCTTTCTACCATGTCTACACCTGGCAGAATTCCTATAAATCGTGTGCCTGCTGGAACGCTCATATTGCTTGATTAAAAGGTGGTGGAACAGGACGTGGTTCGTAAGGAATCAAATCTAAGTCTTTAACCCAAAGATAGTCAGGATTAACACATTGCTCCATCTCCTCTACTGAGATTACCCAGTTGTCATTCAAATCCTGAATAGGATTGAAATAAGAATCTGGTGCATACCATTGACCGACTAATTCGTCTTTCTGTACCTCTGTCAATAGTCCGACATAGGTTAACTTTTGTTCTGTTGTTAAATCTGTTAGTTTCATTTCTTGTAAGATTTACAATTATTATTGATTATAAAATCAGTTGTATAAGAAAATTGTATTCCTTTACGTTTATACCCTAATTTACAACATCTAATTATATCAGATGATGTTAATTCAAAGTGCCTTCCAGCTTCTGAAATTGAAATCCATTCTTTTAATTCGCCATTCTCTAATGAAAAAACTTTTTTACTTCTTGCAGCATTTGAAGCATCCATTAATTTTTGTCTAAGCTCTTTATTTTGAGCTTGCTTTTTACCATTAATACTTGCAGCTTTTTTTACCTTATCCATAAAGATAGGGTCTTTAGTGTTTTTAAGCATTAATTGTCTTGCCTTTTCTTTTGAATCTTCACTTTGTTTTAATCCAACAACTCCTTCGCCACCAAAAGTTATGTTAGCTAAAATGCCGCCATCTTTTTTTCTTCCATATAAAAGAATAAATTCTTTTTCTTTTTCGCAAGCTTCTTCCCAAGATAAATCATCAAAAATAATTTCAACCTTATAGTCAGTTTTAGAAACTATATTTTGCCAAATTTCATTTCTACTATCTTTTTTAGTAGCTCTATATTTCGAATTTCCTATTCCAATGTAGAAAGGTTCATTTTTATCTAATCTGATATGTCTATATACTACTGCCATTACACTTGTCTGCCCAACGTGGTGTTAAATTGTTGAACACAAAGATACAAATTATTAGCCTCAGAATCAAGCAAACCGTCACCTATTGAAGCAAAGGCACATTGTTTAGTTGAATAACCAAAAACTCCTTGAAATACATCTGATATATTACCAGCTCCCAAATAAATCCCTGTACCAAAAAGCGTATTAGCAACAACATTACTAACATTATTAGTATTTGTTCCACTTAAAGTTCCATTTTTATATGTTTTTCTATTTGTGCTACTTAAAATATTGCCAATAAAATGACCTGTGGAATTAGTATTTGATGATGTTGTAACAACTAATGTTGTTGTATTTCCATTATAATATTGAAATAAATCTGATGTTCTTCTTGCTCCTAAAGCTGGACCAAAAAAACCATTATTTGAAAAAACACCCATTTCTACTGTGTTTGATGCCGCTTGATTTGTTCTTGAATAATATGAAATATGATTATTTCCATTAGTTAATATACTTGAAGGATTTAATTTAGTATCTGCATATCCATTTATTCCATTAGGTTGATAACCGTTTGCAGTCCAAGTTCCTCCACCATGCCAAGTTAATCTAAATGCAGCATCTAAATCTCTTGGGTCTTTTAGGTTAAATTTCATTTGTGACTTAATATCAGCCTCAACTGTTTTATCTGTTACAAATGGATATAAAGCCCTCATCTTAGTCCAAATAGAATACCCTTTCAAGTCAACTACCAAAGTATTGATAGCCGCTTGTTGAGTAGGGTCTGTTATTGCAGCCGCTGTTATGAATGCTTGTGCGTCTGGGTCAACAGGTACTCCTCCAGGAACAGATCTGTATCCCCTTATAGAATTTGATATGGATATTTGTAGCGACATATATTACCAAAGTGCTACAATGTCAGCAGCATCTGTAGTTGATGAAAATACTCGAATAACTTGAATTGGAATAAATGTTCCGTCAGCAACATTAACCAATGTAACGTCATCACCGTCAGCTGTCATAATTCGCAATGTACCGCCTGTACCAACATACAAAACACAAGGCCACCTAGCCTCATTCGGAGAAGCAGTTGCATCACCAGGGTAAGGTATGTTGACAGTGTTGCTAGGTGTCACAGCAGCAGCTCTACTGGTTTGTAATTTTAAATTTGCCATCTTATTTATTTTTTAGTGCTCTTACCATTAGCTCCATTTCGAGCTCTATTGGTAGATGCTTTTTCTTTTACAAAGTTACCATTTTTTTTCTTACTCATATCAGGACCACCCTTGCCATACAAGTCAGCCTCACGTCTTACTTTGACATGCTCTGCCCTGTACTTCTTGCGCTCAGGAGTAGCGTTAAGCTCTCTCTGATATTCACGCCTCTTCTCAGCAGCTTTAGGGTTCTCTGCATAATATTTTGATGTCTTACTTGCTCCCATTAGTCTCTATATTTCTTAACCTTACTTGCAATACTCTTTGGCTGCTTGACAACACTACCTGTGCCACCGCCCTCACGCTTTGCTCTTGTTGTTGCAGCGTACTCAGCGTTACTTAACGCAGAGATTGCTTTCTTAGGTAAGTACCGCTCGCCAGTATCCTTGCTCGGCTTACCACTCTTAGTTCCCCACTCTTGCTTTGTCCATTTAGACAGGCTGTTGTCAGATGACTTCTTGCCCGAATACTTACCACCTGCCTCTTTATACTTAGCAACAGCTAGTTGTGCCTTTCTCGCGGACCAAACACCTGCATCACCGCCCTTTGTGCTCGACTTAACGCTTGACACAATGCGATTCCATAATGCTGGATTGGATTTCTTAGCTACAGACATATTAACTTCCCTTAACCCATTTCTTACTTGGTGATGCCGTCTTGCTTGGAGACCATTTTTCTTTCGCACTCCACCAAGCAGCTGACATTTTACCCTTAGCAATATTCTTAGCGTGACGACTCTCAAATGCTTTTCTCTGACCCACCGTTTGATTGGTCTTAACATTTTGCTGTCCAAAACGTATTGTCTTAATTCGATCACCTTCCTTGGCCACAACAATATGACTCTTGGTCGGATGACTTGGCGTTCTCTTGGGCTTATTAAATCCCTCAACACCTGCTCTTTCTAATCTTGGGTCTTTCATTTTTTAGACATCTTCTTCATAGCGGCCTTCATGCCGTACTCCTTGATCATCTCTTTCTTAGACTCAGACTTCTCATGCTTAGCCTTAGCTTTTTTAGAAGGATATACCTCTTTTGTTTTCTTTTCAACTATCTTTTTCATAACTTTGTTTTGAAATACAAATATAATAAAATGATTCCTAAAGTAAAAAAGAAAGTTACACATAGACGCGATAATGATAAAGTCTATAGACGTAAACAAGGAGACTACGACTTCTTAAAACATTGGACAATAATCAGAAAGTGGGCTGTAATAAGACACGAACTGAAATCACAGTCCGACCTAGAAATACTACTATTCTTGTACTCAGAAAAGTTGTTCACGCGTACCCAATTTGCAGAATACTCAAACTTCCTGTCTTGGGATAGAGAACGATTCGATAGGCTGTTAAGGGAAGGTTGGATTTATATTTGGCGACATAGAAACCACCAAGAAACACACATGTACGAAGTGTCGTACAAAGGAAAGAAAATGATTAGCTCAATATACAAAAAATTGCTCGGACTAGAGCCTATACCAGAGTCTACAAGGCGTAATAAAATATTCTTAAAGACAGCACCTTTTTCTCACAAGACTCTAGCCATAGCAATTAAAAATCATAACAAAGAACTTAAAGAACACAAACAACGTCCTTCTCCTGAATTACAGTAAGGCGTTTATCGTCGATCAATACATCATGGCCTGCCGCCTTGTCGAAGTAGATTTCGTTAGTCTCTGATATTCCAGAGACCATCGAACCTACCGACATAACAACAGCCTTGTTGTAACGTAACTCACGCTTGTCGTCCATTGTCATTATAAGACCTGACTTATTCTCTGCTTTGTCAGCTATTCGCTCAACAATCAGAAACTTATTTAGAACCTTCATAGTCTCTTACGTTTGTGATAATAGCATTCGTACTCATGATTGTCGTTGCAACAGACACAGCGTTCAATAAAGCGTTCTTAGTAACTTTTGTCGGATCAATAATTCCCAACTTAACCATGTCACCATACTGCTCGCCCTTCACGTCATAGCCACATCCATCAGGTCTGTTAAATAATATCTCGTCACAATTCTTACCAGCATTTGTGACAATCTGTCTAAATGGTGCTTCTAGCGCATCAATCATTATAGCAGCAGCAGTACTTGAATAATCAGTAGATATGCTCGCATCCAACAACGCCACACCACCACCAGGCAATATACCATCCTCCAAAGCAGCCTGAACAGCACACACAGCATCGTCAATCCTATCCTTCTTCTCCTTCTGCTCAATGTCACTCAATGCCCCTACATAGATGACACCAACGCCACCAGACAAGTTGGCAATACGCTCGTTCAAGAAGCTCTTGTCCTCATCCTTTGTCGCTGTATCACGCATGTCTTTTAGCTCATCTACCCTTTGGTTGATATGCTCTTCTCTCGACTCACTATGCATGAATACCGTCATGTTGTTGCTAACAATAACCTTTGAAGCTCTACCCAAACTGTCTAAGTCTATCAACGACAAATCATCACCAGTGTCCTCAGAGAAATACACACCTCCCAAAGCGACTGCCAAGTCCTCTAGCAAGTCTTTCTTACGGTAGCCAAACGACGGTGGCATAATAGCACATGCCTTAAGCTTCTGTGCCGCAACGTTAGCATTCAAAGTATTCAATGCGTTCTGACCTAACTCACCAATAATAAGCAACGATTTACCTTGAGCAACAATTGGTACTAGTATACGCTCCAAATTCATAATATTATTTATCTCATGATCACTGATCAAAATGTACGGATTGTCTAACACACACTCCTGCTTCTTGAAGTCATTGATGAACACTCTAGAGGCATAGCCCCTATCAATCTTCATACCTTTAATTATCTCAACATACGTACTTGTCGTCTGGCTGTTCTCAACTGTCACCATGTCAACCTCCCCAAAAGCATCAGCAATCATCTTGCCTACCTCCCTGTCATTGTTAGCACTAATAGTTGCCACGTCAACCAACTTCTTACCTGATAACTTCTTGGACTTCTTGTCAAGTTGCGCAACAACTTGCCCAGCTATCTGATTGATCTCACGTATCACCTCAGTTACGTTGTCTGTCTCCGACAAGTACTTGTCAGATGCATCAATAATAGCCTCAGCTAACACAATGCTTGTTGTCGTTCCATCACCAGCAACAGTTGCCGTTCGCTCTGCCGCCTGACGCATCATCATAACAGCCAAATTCTCAGTCGGATCATACAAGTTGATCGACTTAGCGACAGTAACACCATCCTTCGTTACCGTCATACCACCAATATGGTTCTCTGATTCAATTAGTACAGTGCGACCTCGCGCCCCTAACGTACTTTTGACAGCTCCTGCTATCGTTTTGATGCCCTTCTTGAGCTTTTTTTGGCCTTCATCGCCAAAATGTACCTGTTTTACTATCATTTTATTGTATTTATATCACAAAAATAGTATTTTTTAGTGATATACAACAAAAAACCCTCCGATTGGAGGGCTATTTTTATTTATTTTTCTTTTTACTGTAGGCAGTGTACCTTTCACCAAGCTCAGGCTTGAAAGATTTCGCAGATCCATTCTTCTTAGAAACCATTATAATCTTTTCTTTGCCATTCTCTTGAACACTCCTGGCTTCAATATTGCCAGCTGCATACTTCTGTGCCTTGCCAATTGATCTGATGTCCTTCTTAACGTTCTTAAGCTCAGATCTTATCTCACTTCTTGAAATAATACCGCCTGGCTTCTTAATATCAGACTTCAACTCTCTCTTTACTCCCATCAACGAAGCTCTCTCCTTGCCCAACTGATCGGCTGTCATGCCAGCCCTGTCAGATGCACTTATACTAGAAGGAGCACCATAGTAAGCCTTAAACTGCTTACCCTCCTTAGCATACTGAACCTTTCTCTTTACATTCTCAACGGCTCTAGCAATTGGCTTGTTCTCCTTTTTAACTCCGCCATCTTGAGTATAGAAACTTTTTACTAACGGGCCAACTAAAGTTCTTGCTGGTTTTACAAATGGTGTCTCCTCTTCAGATCTCTCACTCATCCGCAATGGGCCAGTTGTCTTAGCAGCTATCTTTCCTGGCTTTCTAGTAGGTAGATTGCCTACACTCAAGTCTGTCTTCTTAATTTCTATCTCAGAAATTGGTGGAGTTGGTGAAGGCTTCTTAGTTGGCTTATCCAACCACTCATGAAAAGATCCCATGCCACCAGAGTAAGACTTGCCAGTAGCAGTCTTCAAACTGCTGACAGACCCCTCCTTGCCAAAGTCCTTAGTAACATAAACCTTATTAGCCTTTAAACCACCACGCTCCTTAGCTAAACCACTTGCCTCCATGTCCTTGTTCCACACGTCAAGCTCACTAGGAGATAAATACCTGCCGCCACCTTGGAAGTGTGACTTTAAGTCCCTATTTTTTGGCTGACTAGCGTATGCCTTGACCTGCTTCTCGTAAACATCACTCTCAGACTTATACTTATCTTGAGCAGCCTTGTTTGAAGCCTTGATCTCTTCATTCTTTGCAACATCTTCCCATGTGGATTTCTTCTTCTTAGGATCTTCACCGTTCCTACTTGTTCTCATCAGTGCCATATAAATGTCAATCTTAAAATTAATAAACTGATCTGCAGCTCATTGAAGTCAAACTCCTCGTCAGGACCATAGTACTCGAAACCTACCAATAGACCAACCCTAAGTAAATTCTCAACGATTATATTCATACGCAAATATAATTATTTTTTGTTAGATATGCGGAATTTTTGGGTAATACCCCCATTCCGCGAAAAAGTCCGCTCGGGGGAAACGGTTTGAAAATTGACTGGGGGGTATTCATTTCGGCAAATTGGTTGGGGATTTTCAGCTTTTTGCCTAGCAATGTGCCTATGTGCCTATGACATTAACCGATGTGCCTATATGCTTGCCGTCTGTTGACATCTATCTGTTGACCTACATACCTTTATTGATACCAATACATACAGCCTACCAACAAACCAATCTGTAATATAATATCCATTATGTTAAATAGACCAACGGACCAATCGACCAATCGACCTACCTACGTGACTGACAATCAATACGTTATGCATCCAAATATGCATACATCTTCACGCGTTTGGATTGAGTGGGTTAAGCCTCAATTCATTTCGCAATTTAAAAACGTATTTCATGCAAAATATATTTAATTATCGTAAAGCATTGATTTACAAGCATTTAGCTAACTTAATCAGTCACGGCATCCGTCTTAGCTAAGTGAAACTACGTAGACGTTTCTAAGTGTAAATACGTATTTTGCTAATCTTTCAATAAAAAATTGTTGACAATCCCGATTATGTGCCTACCTTTACAATAAGCAAACGAGCTAAAAACAATATTTCAGATGTACGATTGATGAGATTAGATTGCTGAAGTAGATTGAAACAATAAAACTAAATAGATTGCCTTTCGAGGATAAACAATTCAGATAGTGGTTTAAAGTAGATTAGTTTAAATAGTTTGCAAATTTAGTTCTTTGACATCTTGTAACATGCTTTATCTGAGGTAACACCAAAGATGAAAGATTAGAAATAATCATTAAACTACCCTTTTGCAAGCATGGGAGGGAATAACAATACTTTAATAACTTGTGGTGGTTCGATTCCATCTATATAAGCGTGGTGCAAGTTAAACTATAATAACAGATACGATAATAGTTCTTAGTATCGAACTACCTAGGGAATTGAACTACCCGAAATGTTATGGAAATAAAATAGCTTGCCGATTGAATGACAATTTTATTCGAGCGATACGAACGGCAAGCACTAACCAAATAAACCAATAGCCATGAAAACAATGTTTTTAGTAATGATGATTGCATTCGGTAGTACGGCAATCGCTACACCAATTGTTAGTTTTAACAATGAAAGCTTGATGATTCAACATGAGTATTTGATTGCTACACTATTCTACGGATGTGGCGCAATTGCGATGTTATCAAGCATTTTATTCTCGATTAAAAAAGGTTAACTGAAGAGTCTTAAATAGACGAAACGTGACGTTTAGTCACGTCTTAACCAATTAAATTTTTAGCCATGTCAACAAAAATTTTAAAGATTGATGGACGTTTCGAAATTTGGGGATTCTTTTTAAACGGAACGTTAATTAAAACAAGAAAAGTATTAATACCATTTAACAATAGATAGTCATGAAATCTAGAAATCAAATAATTTTAGACTTTTTCGATGGATTCGATATGTCTGTAAGAATAACTAACAAAGCATATGGTTTTATTAATCAAAAATTTTGCGCTCATGAAATAGTTACAACTAGAGTAACAATTAAACATGAAAATAGATTAATAGACTTCAACATAAACGAAGTTGAATTACATCCTGTAAGTTATTCAGAAAAGGAATACAATCAAATACAATTTTTAAAAAGAAAATACAAATTATCATGAAAGCAATAATAGAATTTTACAAGCCATATCACAGAGATATAGTTGTAATCAACAGAGAATTTAACGACATAAATCACATGAATAACTTCATTAATTATGTCTGTAAGAAATATAATTATACGTTAAACGAAATATATTATTAGCCATGAAAAGAATAGCATTTGAAACAGATTTAGGTAGTGGATATATTGAGTATACACATAGAGACGATACATTCAAGAATGATACGTTTGATGTAATAGTTGAGGATATTTACTCATTCTATACTGAAGACCAAGTAATCGCAGATATTGAAAAGAATATTTACAAATACATTTAGTCATGGGAACATTTGTTTATTTATTATTACTGTATTCAGTAGTAATTACATTAAAGTATTTATCAAAAAAATAGGAATCATGAAAGCACAAAACGTAAGAAGATTCTTAGATAAGAGATATCGAAGAGTAACACAATATAGTTCAGCTAATTGGGGAGGAAATAACGTTTGGAATGTAGATAGTGATGGACAAACGGAAGGAAGATTCATCTTTGAAGATGACGAACAAAACTTCATATTGTTAGATAGAACTGAAGAGAATGAAGAAACAGAGATAGTTGATTTGTTTATTTACAGAATTGGTAGTGGTGAGATTAAAGAATTAATTAATAACTAGAAATCATGAAAATATACACAAACAAAGTAGTTCAAGATGTAATTGATAACTACATTAAAAAAGATGGCGAAATAATAGAAGTCATTGAGGGATGTTTAGGCTACGGAACGACAATTTGTATAGGTAACGGATTAAAATCAACCATAATACAGGAAGTATTCTTGAATCATTGGAGTAGTGGACATACAATAAGAATGTATAACAAATTGCCAAAGAAATACGAAAAACTTTTAAAACAGGTTAACTGATGAGTCTTAAATAGACGAAATGCCGTAGTGATACGGCATATTAACCAAAACAATTAGTCATGAAATTAGTATTCAGAATCGGAGACACATTGCAAGTAATAAGCAAGTCAACCACTAGCAACAATAAGATTGAATCAGACAAGAAAAGAAAAATTGTCCAAACGTACACATTTAGCAGAAAGCAATACGAATTGATTGTGAACGTAACGAATGATGGCATGAAGACTTTCTTCAGTAATGCTGATACAAATTGTTTAGATTGTCCATTCAATGAATTCGGAAAATGTTATACGCATAAATTCAATCAGTATGTTGGGTTTATCAGCATGCTAAAAAGTATTGCAAAGGAATTCGGAACATTTGAAAATGTACCAACATTTAAGTATGATATGATTCTTCAGGCAAGAGAGATGGCACAAGGAACATTCGTTCGATTCGGAACGTATGGTGAGCCATCATTACATCCAATTAAGATGATTGAAGAGATGACAAATGTCGCGGATAATTGGACTGGATATACACATCAATGGATGCGTAACGATTTGAGTAAATTCTTCATGGCATCTACACATGACATCAACGGAGAGATTATCGCAAGGATGAAAGGATATAGAAGTTACATTGCTACAGAATCAAAGCTAGATGGAATTGTCAATTGTCCTGCAAGCAAGGAAGCAGGATTCAAATCTACATGTAGCAAATGTGGTTTATGTAGTGGTACACTAGGGACAAAATCAAACAAATCAATTTACATTTTAAATCATTAATTATGAATATAATAATCTCTTCGAATTACGGATTCGATCACAATTGGACATTAATTATTAAAAGCAAATCATTCTATCTAGGTCAAGACGTTAAGTTTTGTCATAGAGTATTAGGTATGTCACCAAGAGATATTGTAGAACAAATTGGAAGCGCACATATACAGGATGAAAAAGTAAATAGAAAGCTAGCAAGATTTATTGTCAAACAATTAGGAGGAACAAAAGCAATTATTAATCTTCAGCCATGGGAATTATGCGCTGAGTAAAACAAATAGCCATGAAAGCAAAAACATATCTACCACTATTCAGTGGATTCTACAATTCGCGTTGGAGCGAGCCATGTTTCGATGGGGAGGAGGAAATCTTCGACCTACCAAAAGATAAAGAATTTTGGGAATTCGTTGATTGGGCAAGTTACTACAATCATATATCAAAAGAGATGTGTAACGAAGTTCAATACCTTTTATCAGACTTTGTATCTCACATTGAATTCGAAAGATTGGTAAGTCCAAAGTACTACAACTTCAGCGATGATACAATCTATTGCGAGATAACATTTAACAAAACAAAAGTTAAACAATACCTCAAAGATAACTACGAGAAATTCAGCGAGTATATCAAACATACGTACACATCTCGTGATGGATTCATATCTTACCATTCAAACAATCCAAAAGATTGGATGAACAAATGGAATGAACATCAAGTAGGAAGCATACTACAGTTCATCTGTGAGAATGAAGGATTCGAAGAGCCAAGTAATATCACAGATTCTTATGTGAGTTTATTTTATAACCAACAAATATATCAATATGAAAGAACAGATTTTAGCCACTAACGGAAGATTCTTCTCCGTTAGCTTCATCAAGAAGGACGGCACTGAAAGAAGAATGGTAGCCCGACTGGGCGTAAAGAAGAACATCAAAGGGATCGGATTGCGATTCGATCCAAATGACCATAACTTAATGGTCGTATACGATGTTCACAAGCGAGCCTATAGAATGATTAACCTATTAACAATTTTTAAATTTAAATAGCCATGAGAACAGTAATCAAATTAACCAATAGTAACCATGAAGAGATACTAATTGGCGTAGCACAAATTATTCGTGTTGAACATGTAAACACAAATGGACTAACGAAAATACAAAGTGTTGGTGCAATGGTAACAACAAGCTGGGTGCTTCAAACTGTAGAAGAGATTTATGAACAAATTAATAATTAATAGCCATGAAAGACCTATTTGAAACACCTGAATTAATACCTATAGAAGTACAATTGATACTTGAATCATTCAATGAGGATGAATGTGCGAATGACTATCTAGATTTAGAAAGATTAACCAATCAACTAGAAGAAGTTGGATATACGTTGGATTATGGATTGGACGCGGAGCCGTTTGGATTAAGACCAATTGGAATAAAATTAGAAAATTTAGAAGGATATGAATGAGATACTAAAAGCAAAAGAAGTCTTGCGAGATGCAGGATACTTTGTAGATAACCTGTGGCACATTCAAGATGTGTACAATGTAGCTGAGGGCAACATAAAGAAAGACCAAGCAAGACAAGTCTTAGAAATGGCGTTAACGAATAACGACACGACCGATCAAATTTGGTTAGCAATCAAAATGAGTATTGACATATTAAACGAGAAGCCATGAGAGACGAAGAAATAAACGACCTAATAAAAGAATGGTTGGACTGGAATTAAAGTGTTGCGTTAAGTAAACTTAACTAACATGTTGATTGTGAAAAGATTAACCAATAAATCGACCTGTTTAAAATGTTGGAATTATTGAAAATAGTGTTGAAATTTGCGATTTTGTGTTAACTGAAAAAAGTTAGTTGCTTGATAATCAGTCAATTAGTTAAAAATAGTGGTAAAGTGGTGACTTTTTTCCTATAGTGGAGAATATTTTTTTTTTATGGGACGGGGTTATTCCCCCTATATATCTCTTGTTCATTCTCTTGTTCATTATTTTTTTCTTATAGACGAGAAAAAGATTAACATATTAACACTATATAGATAGAATAAGGGATACATGAATTTCATTATAACATTTTTTAACCTTTTTTAACAAATTAGATAAAACTTTAACACTATATTTGTCCTTGTTCGGTGCAGGGACAAAAGTTAAACAAGAATTTGAACAACCTTTTCGGTTAGTAGAGCTGCACCCTCGAAAGCCGAGAAGGTTTTTCGGTTAAAAAGGGTGCAGTATGAAAAGAGTATGTAACACGTGCCATAATGTAAAAGGCATAGAGAATTTTGAAGGCGATAATTACAGATGTTCTGTTTGTAGATCATTATATGACGATCCGAAATCAGATCCTTCGGAATATGTAAGAAACAGAAGGAAAGTAGATCCATTGTTTAAGTTAAAGATGGATATTTTAAGCAAAACAAATTCAGCCTTAAAATCTTCTTATTGGTTAAGAAATAGCAACAACGAAAAGATGTTGGGTGCTGACAGGGATACCGTCATAAAATATATCGAAAGTAAATTTAAAGAAGGTATGGCTTGGAGTAATAGAGCGTTATGGCATATTGACCACGTTGTCCCATTGTCCAGTGCAAAAACTGAAGCGCAATTATACAGCTTAGCTAATTATAAAAATTTATCTCCTGAATGGAAGGGAGTTAATTTAAGGAAATCGGATAAGATACCAAAAGAAGTATTGAGAATAGGGAATGAAAGAGAAAAAGCCAGTGAATTAGTTTCATGGTACTTTTTTAACGTTGACTGTTCAATGGAAATGGCTAAAAGATGTGCGATCAATACGATTGATTTCATGTTAAACAATTCTAGCGGTGATAATGAGTACTTCTCAAAAGTAAAAGAAATAATTATTAACGAAGAAATTTATTTAAACCTATGACAAAGAAAGACAAGTTAATAGATCAGTTCGCGAATTACGAGGGATCTATATTTTTTATTGAGTGTTGTGCTGAGGCGTTTGAGAAGGCAGGCATAAAGGAGAATCAAATGTATTGGTTTGTGAACAATCATTTCAAGCAGTATGATGATTGTGATATAGTTCAGATGAAGAAGTGTGCGTCACATTGGAATAACATTCAGCATGACAAGTTGAACCAGTATGATTTTTTAAATTTCAAGCATTCGTTAAACACGTTGAGTCAATATCGGATGATAATTAAAATGATGGAGCATGGAGACAATTGAGCAAGCGGCTAAGAAATATGCTGAAGATGAAATTAAGAACAGGGGTAGTAAGAATGACAAATTGATTTGCATGATTGATTTTAGTGCAGGCGCAAACTGGATGGCTAGTCAGATGTACAGTGAGGAGCAGTTAAGGAGGGCGATTGAGATATCTGTAGGTATAGCACTTGGTGCGTCGATATTTATAATAAATGAAGAGTCATTTGAGAAATTAAAAAAGCAGATAAAATGATAGGAAAGTTAACAAAGAGAGAAGATAATTATTATTTGTTTGTAGAAGGTAAGCCATTTGGAACTAATGATGATTTATATCTTCAATACGAAATAGTAAATAAACTCTCCAAACAAAATTGCGATGAGATATTTGGGGTTGTTGATGTTGAGAAGTTGGCTAAAAATGACCCGAATGGATACCATGAAAGTGATTACCAAAATATATTTATAGATGGCTTTATTAATGGCTTCAATAAAGCAATGGAGTTATATCAACCAACCGAAATAGAGGTAGAGATTGAGATGGAATGTGAAACAGGATGTAATAATTTTATATTTAATGGAAACAAATCAATATGTTGCGGTAATAAAAGACCCAAACTAGACGACAATAATAACTTAATACTAAGAAGAATATGAAAACAGCAGTAGAATGGTTTCAAGAACAGTTTAATAAGTATTATGCTTTTTCAAAAGAAGAAATGCAAACATTTGACATGATATTTAACGAAGCCAAAGAAATGGAGAAAGAGCAAAGAATTAAAGCATATCAATTAGGTTACGATACAGGATATAAAGTATGTGAAATGAAATTTAATGGGTTATTTAAATCAGAATAGAATGAAAGAACAACTTGAGGAAGCTTCTTGGAAGTACAACCAGCTAAAGAAATTGGATGGTGAGTTTATAAGGCATGCCTTCATTGAGGGTGCTAAATGGATGTTAGAGCAGTTGCAAGACTTTGACACATGGAAAGAATTTAAGGACGAAGAAATATGAGCACAACATTTGGAATACCAAGAGAGCCTATCGACATAGAGTTAGGTGATGAAGATGGGGTATATTACTACATCGACACGGACATATTTGACAAGGTATGGTTTAGGAGCAGGCATAACAGCAGATGGCTAAGTGATTTAGCTAAGTTGTTACCTGACGACACGAGGGTGTATGCTTTGGACAACAGTCAGCAGGGAGTTTATACAATTGGAGACATTAAAAAATGCATGAAAGATGAGACGTATATTTGAGATATACTTCGGTTGGTTTTTCGTCAACGGAAGGAAGCAGGAAGATTGGTATAAATATTTAAGAGAGAGATATGGATTTAGTAGATAATGTATTGGACAGGCTGATAGATTTGCCTGAAGATGCGCAGATAGATGCGTTAAGAAACGCATCGATCATATTGGACAATTGGTCTGAGATGAGGGATTCGTTAACCAGCAGGGCTATAGATCGGGAGTTCTATGAGTTGTGCGCAATACTTAGGGATATATGAAAATAGGAGACAAGGTAATCGCTTTGACAGACAATCCGAATGACAGTTGTCAGTTCAGGATGAAGGGCAGTGTGTACATGGTGAACGCGACATCGTTCTGTGCTATGTGCATGAAAGGTTTAATTAACATAGGACAACGCTCTCGGCATCAAGCAGTTATGTGTAAGTGTGGTACATTAATGGATTCGGGAGGATTGATGTGGACACCGAAGGATGAGTTCGTCTTGCTTGATCAGAAGCAAGAAGCACTACAACGAGCTGTTGATTGTGAGGACTACGAGTTCGCGGCTAAATTGAGGGACTTATGATAACAAAGCGACAGTACGACAACGCCATGGCTACGGTCAAGCGTTATCAAGACGAGCAGGCTCAGATTAGGATTAGCAAGCTGATGACAGCCACGATCGATAGGCACACGCGAATTAAAGACATGTATTATGCTGGTGTCATAAGTCCTAGGTTGTATGGTGTTTTGTACAGGTACTTTGACTATGACGTAAAGCTGGAGGATTTGAGTGAGATAGACATCGATCGGTTTCACTTGATGTATGGTGTAGGCGATCGGTTGGTAGATGAATTTAAAAGACTGATGGAGTATGAGACCAGGTAAGTTTGTAGGGCAGTCGTATTTATCGGCAGGTAGGTATGGCTTTAGGTTTGTCACAGCGAGGGACAAGCATTTAATTCGTAAGTCAATGAATGACTTGCGGAAAGTATTTAAACCAATATATAATAACTATGAGTAAATATCACATCTGTTACCTGATAGACAAGGACTTGTGTACAGGTATAACGTTAGAAGCATCGAGTTATGGTGATGCTTTAAAGAAGTTTAGTAAGGACAATCAAATTTTGTACATATGCTTAATGCGCTGATAATTTTATTAATGCCAACCATTTTCTTTGGCATCATGTCTTTGGCTAGTATGTCCAACAATAGTATACTTCGGGTTGGTGGAGTATTTGTTGGGTTTGCAGGCATGATGTTATCAATTATTTTTCTAATTATAAATGTAATAATATGGGTAGGTTAGTAGTTGCTTTCGTGTTACTAGGTAGCATGTCAGCATTTGGACAGTTGGGTCACATGCGTGACTTCAAGCAGAACAGTGATGGGTTTTATGAGATGTCGATCAAGGATGTCAGGGAAGCTATTCACAAGTATAACTATGTGTTAGACATGAATGACGCTGACACAAGTAAAATTGTGTATGACGTGACAAAGAACCCGATTGACTTTTGTTTCTTCAAGAACGACCCTAACGGCACAAACGTTATTGTGGCTGTGCTTTTACGTGAGGGCAAAAGGCATAAGTTATTGTTTGGTGAGATTGATGGGAGTTATGATCAAGAGTTGTTTGACGTTGTTGATCAATTTGGTGATCCGATGACATTAATATTTAAAGCAAAGAAATGAAGGTACTATCATTATTTGACGGAATATCGGCAGGTCAGCTTGCACTACAGCGAGCTGGCGTTTCTGTCGATGCGTACTATGCAAGTGAGATTGACAAGTACGCTATAAGCGTAACTGATAAGAACTTCCCTAACACTATTCAATTGGGTGACATAACGAAGTGGCGTGAGTGGGACATACCCTGGGGAGAGATTGACCTAGTGATAGGTGGATCTCCTTGTCAGGGATTCAGTTTTGCAGGCAAGCAGTTGAACTTTGACGATCCTCGATCAGCGTTGTTCTTTGTGTTCGTTGACATATGTCATAGAGTTGCTGACGAGAATCCAAGAATGCGTTTTATGTTAGAGAACGTTCGGATGAAGAAGGAGTATCAAGATGTGATTACTGGATACTTTGGAGTTGAGCCAATTGCTATCAATAGTTCATTGGTGTCGGCTCAGAACAGATATCGATTGTATTGGACAAACATCCCTAACGTCACTCAGCCTGATGATTGTGGTATATTGTTGAGGGATATAATCGAGAGTGGTTATGTAGTAGAAGAAAAGTCAGCTATGATTAAAAATCAATATTACAAATCAAGCCAAGCAAACTTTGAGAGAACAGGAACATTTCACGCTACAGGTGTATATGAAGTTGACAAGAAGTACTACTTAACACCCGAAGCAATTGACTACATGAGTAGGTTGCGTAACGGAAAGCCTAGGTGGGAATATCACAAGAATAATTTAGATGGCAAGGCTGCATGTCTAACAGCCAATATGCATAAAGGTGTTCCGTATGGTGTTATTGAAACATTTGCTAGGAAGCTCACCCCAATAGAGTGCGAGAGATTACAGACCTTTCCAGACAATTGGACGGAAGGTATTAGCAATACACAAAGGTATAAAGCGTTGGGTAATTCGTGGACCGTTGATGTAGTAACACATATATTTAAGAACTTATGACAGCAGTAAATTGGTTAATACAACAACTATGGAATGAGGGATATTTTCCTTATGGAGTTCCTGAGGATATAGTTGAGCAAGCAGATAAAATGTTTGAGAATCAGATAATGGATGCTTGGGATGATGGAAAGTATGAAACATCAGGATATGGAGATGCGGAAACATTTTACAACGAAACCTTTAAATCAGAATAGAATGAATGAGGAACAAAAAGAAATAATATTGCTTGGTTCAAAAGAAGAAATACTAAACAAGTATACTGATTATGATGGTATCATTGATAGGTCACAAGCATTGATAGCAATGCAAGAATACGCAGAGCTTTACTATTTAGCCAAAACTAAAAAACAAACCTTTAAATTAGAATAGAATGGAAAATGGAAAACAATCAGCATTTACTGGTATAGTAAATGAAGCATATCAATTTGGTTTAACCAAAAGAGAATATTTTGCTGGGTTAGCAATGCAATCGTTATGTAAAATGACAGAAGTGTATGGAGATGATCCTGAGGTAGTAGCTGAATTAAGTGTTGATTATGCAGACGCATTATTAAAAGAATTAGAAAAATGAAAGCTTGGCAAGACTTAGAAGAAAACCCACATGTCTCACTCTATCATACTAGAGTGAGTATGTGGTATGTTGACATGGGAGTTAAGATCGAGAAGTTTGATGAGGATGGCAGGGTAGAGATCAAGAACACGATGACACCGAACGAGAAGTTCAGGGACATAGGTGATGATGAGATGGAGATATTTGAGAAGTATGGATGGGTGGCAGGATGTCTGAACGTTAACATCAATGTGCTTGAGCATAAGTTAGAGTGGCAGGAGCACCTCTTAGAGTCCAATTGTCTGGTTGGCCCTGAGACGATGCAGAAGAAGATAGAAAAAAATAAAGAAAAATTGTTGGATTATCAACAAAGATTAGTTAAGTTTGTAACCCCTTAAATTAAATTAAATGAATAATCAAACACACTGGCGCAACATGATGGCCGACAACAAGTACTTAGGTGCTTGGGATTTAGAAGTAAATGGTAAGTACGAGTCAAGAGTCGTAACAATTGAGAAGATCTACCAAGATACCTTTGTTGGGGAGATGGGTAAGGAGCAGAAGGTATTCATCAAGCTGAAGGAGTTCTCGAAGCCTATGGTAACAAACCGAACGAACTTCAAGAGGTTGGAGACTTTCTTTGATTCGTTTGATCCGAATGCATACATAGGCAAGCAGATAGTATTGGGAGCTGAGAAGGTAAAGAGTCCACAGGGTATGGTTGAGGCGTTGCGATTCAGCACTAGGCCGTTACCTACTAAGAAGGGTGAGATGAAGGTGCTGACGGACAGCAGTCTAAAGGTAGCCATTGAGGCTGTCAAGACTAAGTCAACGTCATTAGATCTAATCAAGTCACAGTATAAACTAACTGACGATCAGTTAAAACAGCTAGAGGATGCTCAGTCTTAGGGCATCTACATCTAGCCCTGTCTTCTTAGGTGATGATGGGCTGACGGCAAAGCAATCCGAACTACTGGATGAATTATCATCCAAGATAAAACTGACGGAGAAACAGGCTGAGAAACGTGACGAGTTGATAGCCAAGCGCGACTCGCCTGTTGAACTGTCGGCAGGGGCAAAGACATTGATCGAGGAGTATGTCGATCGGAAAGTCTACAGGTATGAGAATAATTTCTCTAGTCCAATAACCGAGAAAGGCTGGGCTGTTGAGACCGACTCAATTGAGGTGTACAATGCTGTGTTCGGCACTAAGTATAATAAGTTGGTTGAGGCAGACAAGTATTACAGTATTGAGTATGGTATACTTGTAGGACACCCTGACATTGTTGATTGTGAGAGAAGAAAGGTTATCGACATCAAGTCATCATGGACTAAGAAGACTTTTCCTAAAACTCCTGAGAAGGCCTATGATTTAGGATATCAGTGGCAGGTTAAGTTGTACTTATACATGTTGAGTAAGATCACTGGTGAGAACTGGCGGCATGGTGAGGTAGCGCATGTATTGGTTAGCACTCCTCCAGAGATTAAGCCTGAGTGGGAGAGTGAGTCTTTGCACTACATTGATGACTTCATAAACAAGAGGTTATGTGTGACTGTCGTTCCTGTAGAGTTGACAGACGATGACATATTAAAGATTGAGCGAAGAGTTAAAGCTGCTAATGAGTATGCTGATGAGTATTATAATAAACTAATAAACAAATGATAGAGATAACACAAGTAAAGAACGGGTATATTGTTAGAGATAACACCCCTAATGCCAACATGTCTGTAAATCCAGCAATGGTATTCCAAACAATGGCAGAGCTCCTTAATTATATAGGTGAGCATTTCACACACAGACAGCAAAATATATTGACTGACGGTGTATTTTAGTAATCAATTAAATCAAATAAAATGAGTGCATTTAAAATGAAGGGTGTGATCAAGGTGATCAGACAGACACAACAGGTGTCAGAGAAGTTTAGTAAGCGTGAGTTCGTTGTGACTGACAATTCAGATGAAAAGTATACGCAAGATATTATGTTTGAATTAAAGCAAGACAAAACGAGTTTATTAGACAACTTTATTGAAGGTCAAGAGGTTGAGGTAAGCTTCAACTTAAAAGGTAGAGAGTGGACATCGCCTCAAGGAGACGTTAAGTATTTTAACACGTTAGATGCTTATAAGGTTGAGTCAATTGGAGCACCTATGTTGGGAAACGTTCCAGTTATAGATATTAGTGGTAATGACGAAGATTTACCGTTCTAGCTATGTGGTTGATGATATTTTATGTCTTTTTCTCAGCGTGCTTTACGTGGGGAGTGACACATGGCGAGAATGATAGGACTATTGATGTATTACTAAAAGCATTTCTAAGCTTTGTAGCAGGTTGGTTTATGATGCCAATATATCTAGGTAGTTGGTTAGACTTAAAGCGTTAAATTTGTAATATGGAAACAGGGAAATTTATAGGATTGTTATTTCAATCGCGAGACATGATGCACTTACAGCATCTACAGACAACATCATTTGCAGAGCATAAGGCTTTGGGACATTATTATGATGGAATTTTAGAGTTGACTGACTCATTTACTGAGAAGTATTTTGGTCGCAACAAGCGAATTCCAATTGTAATTCCTGAGTCAAAGGCAATGAATGCTATGGATCACTTAAAGTCAATGCAAAAATTGATTGAGGGTGAAGCTGACTCTGACAACTATCCATGTGACTTAGAGAACATATTGGATGAGATGTTGGGCCTTGTTAATAAGACGTTGTACTTGTTGACATTAGTGTAATTGCGCCCGAAGTACAAGGGATCGTAGGTCAATCAAGGCGATGTGTAAGGACAGTTTACTTGCCAGCGCACACTCTGATTCCTAATCGTAAGTAGGCAAAGTTGGCAACTCTTTCGGACAGTAATAAAAGTTGCTAAAAAAACGCTGATGTTCGGCATCGAAGAGTGTACCTGCTAGCAACTCAATAGGTTAAGCGTGTCCTATAAAGTCATGGTAAGTTGAGTCATACCATGACTACAAAGTTCATGGCGAACGACAGTTATAGTTCTGTGGTTAACCCAACATACTGGGAAAAACTATATATCGACAGGTATGTCTGTTCGATATTTTTACTTAAATCTAATGAAATATGCTTAATAAAGGACAAAAGGTAAGAATAACTATTGGTAATAGTTATTTTAAAAAAGGACAGATTGTATTGATAGATGAGCCAGATAAGTATGGTGCTTGGTTGAAAGGTGAAGATCATAAGGGGAATATTGATAGATGGTTTCTTGAGTACAAAAATTTTGAATTAGTAGATAGTGTAGTCGAGAGTATAATCGAAAAGTTTAGACAGCGTTCTGCTGTTGGAATCAAGAAGTATAACACAACATTAGATAGGACTGATTTGAGTGAGGAGCAGTGGTGCGACCATTTGCTTGAGGAGATGATGGATGCCATCCTATACTGCTATCGTTTAAGAGAACAATTAAAAAATAATAAGAAATGAAACTAAAAAAACCAATTAAGAAGTACTACTTTGGAAAGATAGTACATGGATGTCCTTACTTTATGCCTATAAATTTCGATAGGAATATAGTAACGATACGAAGGGTAAAAGATCCAGCAAGCGCACCAATGGTCAGACGATCAATGAATTGGATTGTAGAGTTGTTCAACAGATATTACTGGATACAGATAGGCTCGCCAATCAAGTTTAAAAAACTTAAGTTAGGTTGGAAGGATAAGTATGACACGCCTAGATTTGAGTGGCCTCCTGCTTTCTACATATACTTTTTCAGGTGGCAGTTCTGCATCTTTTGGGTATCACCTGTAGGTGGTACTGACAAGTACTACGAGCAAAAGTTATGGCTTGAAAAGTACAGTGATAATGATTACAATAAAGCAAAAGAGACATGGCCATGGGTAGATGGCGAAACTAAAGTATCAACGTGGAACGATAATTTTTTTGAGATATGAGACAGTTAGTATATAATGCAGTGACGTGCATTGAATGTTTAGACACGATAGTTAGTTACCACAGACACGACTACAAGACATGCAGGTGTCCAAATGGAGCGATGGTAGATGGAGGACTTGACTACGCGAGGTATGGTGCTATGGACATGAAGAAGATAGTCCACCATGAGGTATTTGCTGATGATGACTTCCAGCTTGTTAGGCAGTACGCTACAAGGGGTAGTCGAGGTAAGGATGGAATGCAGCCATTAACGTACATCGCGATTAAAGATATGGACGATGATTACCTACAGGCAGTGCTTGAGTATGGCGGTGCTGATTGGCACTTAGATTTAATTAGAAAAGAAATAAAATATAGAGAAGATGAGAAGATGTAGTCACTGTGGATCACTAATGAAATACCACAACGTTAGTGAATTTTTAGAAAAGGTAATGACCTTAATAGAACAAGATAATTTAAATGTACCATCAAGAATTCAGTCTAAGACACACAAGAGGTATTTCCTTTACAACAAGATGAGAGAAGAGACGAATTTAACGTTCGAAGATATTGGAGGATATTTTGGAAGAGATCACGCAACTGTTATGTCAGGCATTAAAAAGCATGAGACATATATTGAAATTAATGATTCAAAATATTTAAAAGACATCGAAGAATATGATAACTTATTTCAAGACGATCAACGACACATCGACACCATTCCATGTTGATGTAAGTATAGCCATTGACAGAATAAAGAATGGTAAATCAAAAGAGCTTGTTGAGAGTGTACGGCAAGAGACAGAGAAGAGCGCAAGGAACGAAAAGAAAAAGAAGTTACCTGCCATCTGTTTTTCAGGCACATTCTCTAAACGAGCTGACAACGCTATAATAGAGCACAGTGGTATAATATGTATTGACTTTGATGGATTCAGAGACAACCAGCATCTATTCCAAAAAAGGGAGGAGCTTATTGACGATAAGTACACTTATTGTGTATTTACGTCACCATCTGGTGATGGCTTGAAGGCATTGGTTAGGATACCAAAAGATCCGATGAACCATAAGAAATACTTCAACGCTTTAAAGAAGTACTACGACTGTGATGAGTTTGATGTAACATGTAAGAACATCAGTCGGGTATGTTATGAGTCCTACGATCCTGACATCTATGTGAACGAGCTGTCTTTAATATGGTCAGACATGGATAAGTCTGACGAGCACATCCCTGTCGTCAAGCAGATGATAAGAGTAACTGACGACAATGAGATTATTAGACGTTTATCGCTTTGGTGGGATAAAAACTTCGGAATGATACCTGGTCATCGCAACAACAACTTATACATATTAGCAAGCGCATTCAATGAGTTTGGTATTAGCAGAGAGACAGCAAGGTCAGTTATTGAGTCGTATGATATTAATGGTGACATGGCACACGAGATACCGTCAATCATTCAGAGCGGATACAAGAACGTAGCAAATCACAACACTAAGTTCTACGAGGACATTGACAAGACTGTAGCAATAAAGAACGACATAAAGAACGGCACACCAATCAAAGAGGTGATTGAGCGAAATGAAGATGTTCCAGTAGAGTTGATCGATAAGATGGTAAACGAAACCAATCCAAATGAGTTTTGGACAAAATCATCGAAAGGTAAGATTGAGTTAGTGCCTAACCTGTTCAGAGACTTCTTGACTAAGGAAGGGTTCTATAAGTACTACCCTGAAGGATCGAAGAACTTTGTGTTTGTTCGCGTCAAAGATAACGTCATAGTTGACTCAAGTGAAGATGTCATAAAAGACTTTATACTAAAGTACCTTGAGGAGATTAACGACATGTCTGTCTATAACTTCTTTGCCATGAACACTAAGTTCTTTACAGAGAACTTCTTGAACTTCATAACAAATGTTGACAGCAGATTCATGACTGACGACTCAGAGACAGCTTATCTGTACTATAAAAATTGTGCTATCAAGGTAACAAGACGTGGTGTTGAGAAGATTGACTACAAGAACTTGAAAGGTATTGTGTGGGAAGATCAGAAGATAAAAAGAAACTTCTTAGAGACATCTCATGATGATTGTGAATTTAAAAGATTCATCACAAATATTTCGGGAGATGACAAGGAGCGAATTAAATCTGTTGAGTCAACGATTGGTTATTTGATGCATAGCTATAAACCAGAAAGCTACTGTCCTGCTGTTATATTGAACGATGAGGTCATTAGCGACAATCCAGAGGGTGGTACAGGTAAAGGTATCTTTGTTAAGTCTGTCAGCCACATGAAGAAGATGGTTATAATAGATGGCAAGGGATTTAGCTTTCAGAAGTCGTTCCCATACCAAAGAGTTCAAGTTGATACGCAGGTGTTGGTATTTGATGATGTTAGCAAGAACTTTGAGTTTGAGCGTTTGTTTTCTGTGATTACTGAAGGTATAACTCTTGAGAAGAAGAACAAGGATGAGATACACATTCCATTCGAAAGATCACCAAAGATTGTCATAACAACTAACTATGCGATTAAGGGTGCAGGTAACTCGTTTGAGAGACGTAAGTGGGATCTTGAGTTTAAGCAGCACTACAATAAGTCGTTTACCCCTGAGAGCGAGTTTGGTCACATGTTGTTTAGTGGTTGGGATGAGTATGAGTGGAATAAGTTTGACAACTACATGATAGCTAACTTACAGTCTTACTTGAATAAAGGGTTGGTTCGTAGTGAGTTCAAGAACTTAAAAACTCGTAAATTTATTGCTGAGACAAGCTCTGAATTTTGGGAGTGGGCAACTGCTAAGGACAACGTATATACAAGACCACTGATGAAGTCGTTAGGGCAAGACTTATTTAATTCATTTACACAAGACTACCCTGACTATAGTAACTATGGTAGATATAAAGTATCACAGAATAGGTTCTATAAGTGGATAGATAGTTATGGTGAGTATGCGTTTGGTAAGAAACCAATAGTAACACGTAACGCTCTTGGTAAGAATGTTGAGTTTGTATTAAAAGAAGAAGAACAATTAAATCTTAGGTTATGAATTTCTGCGAATCTATAATTAGAAAAAGGTTGGAGTTTACTGAGAAGCTCCACGGCTTTGCCAAGCATGGCACAAGAAGAAAATCTGAACTATCTAAGATGTGTGCAGATTATAAGGAGGCTCATGACTTTTTAACTGGTAAAATTGAGGCTGTGTCGTTCGTCCCTGACTACAGCCTCAAAGAACTAAAAAGGCAGTTCAATTGGCTTAACTATGATAGAGAGCTGCATGCCGACACAATTAATGAATTAAATGAATGTATAAATAAAATGAAATATGATGGACAGAAAGATAACAGTAATAATAGGTGATTCCGACAGTGGAAAAACACTAAAAGCTAAAGAAATAGCAAGTTCGTATAATCAAGATAATGTTACTTGGTTCGATGGGCGTAATCTTAATGAGATATTATATAGGTATAGTATGGGTTTTTATTTTAGTCGCTGTAATTTAAATACTGAATTAGTAATAATAGATGATTTTAAAGATGCATCAAATATAGATTTTTTTTATAGCTATATATGCCAGGGCCTTATGGTAGAAAAGCAATGTAAAGATCCATTTATAATCTACCCAGAAATAATTATTGGATGTTCATCAGAAGTATCTATAGATGACTTTCCTTTAGAATCAATGGCATTTAAAAGACGTTTTTCAATAATAAATTGTAATGATGGAACTAAGGGATTATCAGATCGACATAGCGAACAGGGCGATTGACATATTAAAAGTAAACAAAATCGTTTACATTTCTATGGAAGTTAGAACTGGAAAAACTTTGACAGCTTTAGAGACAGCAAAACTATACGGAGCAAAACGAGTTCTATTCTTAACCAAAAAGAAGGCCGTATCAAGTATTCTAAATGACTACAATAATTTTGGTTATCAATTTGATTTAGTTGTAACAAATGATGAGTCAATGCATAAGTTAGAGAACACTAACTATGACTTAGTTATACATGACGAGCACCATAGATTCGGATCATTCCCAAAGCCAGGGCTAGCAACTAAAACTTACAAACAGATGTTCGCTGACAAGCCAATGATATTTCTATCAGGAACAATGACACCAGAGTCATTCAGTCAAGTATATCATCAGTTTTGGGTATCAAACTACAGTCCGTTCAGACATTATGTTAACTTCTACCGATGGGCCGATGACTATGTGTTTAAGTTTCAAAGGAAGATTAATGGCTTCATGGTCAACGATTACTCAAAAGGAAATGAGCTTAAGATAATGGCTGCTATAGCACCTTATGTAATTACATTCACACAACAGCAGGCAGGATTCTCTACTGAGATTGAAGAGGAAGTACTGTATGTTGACATGTCAGAGAAGACAAAGATGATTGTGAAGAAGCTTGAGAAGGATTTGGTTGTGGAAGGAAAAGATGAAGTTATATTGGCTGACACACCAGTTAAGTTGATGCAGAAGCTTCACCAATTATGGAGTGGTACTGTTAAGTTTGAGAGTGGCAACAGCATGGTTATTGACACCACAAAAGCTGAGTTTATAAAGTCGAGATTCTCAAACAACAAGATAGGTATATTCTACAAGTTTAAAGAAGAACTTAACGTATTAAGTCAAGTATTTGGTGATAGTTTAACTACTGATCTATATAAGTTTGACAATGAAGGATATCAGGTTATAGCCTTACAAATTGTGTCTGGACGTGAGGGTATATCCTTAAAAAATGCTGACTATTTGGTGTTCTATAACATTGATTTCAGTGCTACTAGTTATTGGCAAGCGAGGGATCGATTAACGACCATGGAGCGTAAGTTCAATAAAGTATATTGGTTGTTCTCAAAAGGCGGCATTGAGGATAAGATATATAAGACCGTTAAAGCAAAGAAAAAATACACTGTTAATATATTTAAGAAAGATTATAAACATTTAAATGCATAAGAATTATGAAAGAAGAAAAATTGTTCCCAGTTTACTTTAACGGTAAAAAGTATTATGAAAAGGATTGTGATGATGTTTTTTTAGCATTTTATCATTTTAAAGATGCATTAAATGAGATAGGTGGAGTTTATTTATCTGAAGGCACATGGGTCTATCCTGATGGCTCAATGGATGATTATTAAATACCCGATAAGGTATAATATAAGCTTATTTACTACAATTAAACCCGATTGGGTATAACAGTCGTGCAGGCGATGCAATAGTTTCGCTTGCACTTTGTTATATTTTTATTTCAAACATTTGCCAATAATCTATATATTTGGCAAATATTGGCAACAGAGCAGCAAATACAATCAAAACTAATCAAGCAACTTGAGAAAGAAGGATACTATGTCATCAAGCTATCTGTCACCAATAAGACTGGCATACCTGATCTATTGGCAATACCAAGGGGGTCAGACGTTGAGTTTATTGAAGTCAAACGACCTGGACAAAAACCTAGACCACTACAAGTATTCAGAATTAAAGAACTAAATAATCATGGCGTTAAAGCAACAGTCTACGATGGTACGGCATTCTATAATGTTTCAGAAGAATAAGTCTAGAATAAAGCAGCTGTGTGCAGAAGGAAAAACATTAGAGGAGATAAGTGAAACAACAGGAGTTAGTAGTTATATTGTTCAAAAATATATAAGAGGTATACTTGTTAAACACTATGGCAAGGTAGACTTAGGATATAAAGAAGGACCATACTATGAGACAGAGGAAGAAATGTTTAATGATAAAGAGTATAATTTTAATAGTTTAAGCGATGGAGAAAGAGAAATTTATATCGAACGAGAAAAAACTGGCGAGCTTGGTAAGTATTTTGCCAGTCCTAATGGACTTCATGGAGGACATTAAAAATGTGTATCCAAATGTTTATGTCCGACAAATTAAAAAAGCTGGAAATGATTTTATAAAAGAAGTCCTAAAAAATAGCGACCAGCTTTATAAAAAGATGGACATAGAGAATGATGAGGAACATAGAGCGTTCTTATATCAATTAGACAACATGGGCCTAGCATTTAGGAATTGGTTAAAGGATTAATAAAGTATACTATTGTTTGGATAAGTCAGAACTTATCCATACCTTTCTGGGTAGTTGGGCATGTTCACTTGTCTTTAAACATATATGAAGATATAATCGAAGTTATTTCTTCGATTGGCATGAACATAATTGTATTTATAGGATTTATAATTGATTATAACTCGCGGAATGTGGATAAAAACAAATGATTCCGCAACTAATAAATTAAATAACATGGGAAAAATAATTTTAGAATTCGATTCGTTCGAAGAGAAAGAAGATGCAAGAGATGCATTAGATGGTTACAAGTGGAAACTAGCTGTATGGGATATAGACCAAGAGCTAAGGGCTATTGTTAAGCATGGATACTATAAGAACAGAGAAGCAACTGCAGAAGAGCGTAACTTTGCTGAAGACATGAGAGAACAAATAAGAAGTATAGTAGATGGATACGGAATTATTCTCGAATAAAGGCGTATATTGTGCAGATGTCATAATAAAAGCTATTCCATTATCTAGCAATTCAAAACTCCATAAGATAAATAAAAGGCTTGAAAATATACCAATAGCTCTTGATGATGACTCAAAAGTTATAAGTGAGTACTTCATTAAGAAGGTAATCAAAAAAGATAACCTTAATAAATATAGAATTAACTATGAGCTAGTTATAAAAAAATATCTGTCAGGTATTTGTTATAATGTTAATAAGTGATATATTTGTTGACAGTAAATGGAAAATATCAACTACGTAAATGCAGTAATGGCCGAGATTAATGATCTAACGGACTGCATCTACGAATCTTTAGTTGATGCTGATTACAAGGAGATGAAATCAAATATTCAAAACTTAATAAGAGTTTTGAGAGATCTGGAAAGAACCCATGAAGATATATCGGAATAGAGCTACTCAATTATTTTTCGAAGAAAATAAAAGTATTAATGAGGTAGCAAAAATAATATCAGATGAATTTAACTTAGATGATTCAATAAGCTCAATAGCAAGAAACATTTACAATTGGACAAAAGACAGAGGTCTATATGAAGCATGTAAAGCAGCTGGAGTGAATTATGACAAGGTTAGTCACTATTGGCATAAAGGTAAACACTTCAGTATAAATGTCAAGAAGAACGATGAGTTCAACTATGATGAATTTAAGCAAGACTTAATAGATGAAGTGTCTAAGTGGAGTCCAAAATACCCTACATTCAAAAGAGAGGCATCGTCTGATCCACACTGCCTTGTATTTGATCCTGCTGATATCCACATCGGTAAGATATGCTCTAGCTTTGAGACTGGCGAAGAGTATAATATGCAGATAGCTGTGAAGCGAGTTCGCGAAGGCATGCATGGTATACTGAATAAGTCAGCATCTTTCAGTATTAATAAGATTATTTTTATAGCAGGAAACGACATTCTACATATCGATAACCCTAAGCGTACAACAACAAGTGGCACACCACAGGATACTGACGGCATGTGGTACGATAATTTTGTTACAGCTAAAAAACTATTGATTGAAATCATTGAGACATTGATGACAGTAGCTGACGTACATGTTGTGTACAATCCAAGTAACCATGACTTCATGTCTGGCTTTATGTTGTTACAATGTGTTGAGGCATGGTTTGGTAAATGCAAGCAAGTTACTTTTGACAATGACATGAAGCACCGTAAGTATGTATCGTATGGCAAGAACTTAATTGGATGTACGCATGGAGACGGTGCTAAAAATTCAGACTTGCCATTATTAATGGCGCATGAGGCTGGATCAATGTGGCATGAGTGTAAGCATAGATATGTGTACGTACATCATCTGCACCACAAAGTGTCAAAGGACTACATGTCAGTATGTGTAGAGACATTACGTTCGCCTAGTGGTTCTGACAGTTGGCATTTTAGAAATGGTTATACTCACGCACCAAAAGCTGTTGAGGGATTTATACATCACCCTGAGCATGGTCAGATAGCACGTTTAACAAATTTATTCTGATGATAACAGTTGAAGAAATGATTGCTCTCGTACAGGACTATATATACGAGAAGAAAAAAGTCAGGGTGGCTATCCATCTAAGATACCACCCTTTCCTTATACAATCAGACCTCAGCAAACTTAACTATTGCTACGGCATTGCTTTAGATTATTTTAAAATCTGATCAGCTGTCTGACCTTCCTTAATTTTCACTATATCTGAAACAGTTGGCTCACCTATAGCCTTCATAATTTTTAAGTACTCTCTTCCTTGACGTTCTGTCAATCCACCATTTCGTTCGATAAACTCTATTTCGGAAATGGCTGTTTCGGATTCCTTCTTATCTTTCACCAATTGTATTTCCCAAGATTTTAGATTACGCCCAAGGTCTTTCTGTACAGCATCGTATCTGTCGTATTGTTTTTCAGTAACGGCTTGTTTCTTTATTCTTTTTATGTAGTTATTGCTAATAGTTCCTACATCTTTAGGTAATAATCCAGTTGAGTAAGCTATCATAAAAGGAACAGCGTATTTTACTTTTTCGCGATCAGACTCTAAAAGTCTTTTAGTGGTTTCTCTACCTTGATAATCATCAATGAATTCACCTGTTATAGATAATTTTGAAATATCAAATAGTTCGTTATATGTAGCTGAAGCTATCCCGTACATACCTCCACTTCTATCATTCTCATCTTCAAATAATTGGTATGTTGCTTCATCTTTCACATTCTTGATAAATTCAGCTTCAGTTTTAGCATCCATTGGATCTTCACCTTTTAGCTCTAGTATTCTATTTCTTTCTTTTACAGCATCTTTTACTTCTTTATTATCCATCCAAGGATAATAAGATAATGCCTCATTCAAGCCCCATGTTACATATTTATCAGTCATTCCAGGAAAAGGCGATACAATATCATTAAAAATATTTTTAATTGGATATTTAGTAGCGTTGTACATTCTTGAAGTCATTTTAATACCGAATATTTTCTTATTTTTTTCTTCCTCTTCGTCATCCCCAAGTAATGAAGCTGCAATTGAATCATATAATCTTCTTATTCCGAAACCAATTAATTGAAATGCAAGTAATTCAACTGCAAGACCTGCCAAAGATCTACCTGCTGCTATTTTATCTTCATTTGTTGAAGTAGCACTAGCCAATGTACTAAAGTCATTGTACATCCTTGCTTTTTGATTTAAAATAAATGAAGCAAATGGAAATGCAGCCTTTCTACTTATTTTTCGCATAGGTTCATCGCTAGCTAAAAATTCACCTGCCAACAATGGATCAGATACGTTCTGCTGTCTATTAACCATTGCTTCTGCATATTCAACAGCCTCCATGTCTGGTTTGTGTGTCTTCCAATCAATATCTGTACTTATTCCTCTACGCTTTAAGTTTTGCAAGTAGTATGACTTAAATGAAGATCTAGCGACAAATATATCTGGTCTTGAAAGAAATTGCTTTAAATAAAATTGACTTAAATTTTCAACTCCTTTTATTATTTTTTGTGTATTACCATTTGACGCTTCTAGTTGTCTATCAATTGATTCAACTGTTGATTGTGATTCTAATCCACGATTTGACGTAGACACGCCTAAATCATCTAACCATGCGTTAAATTCAGCGCCAGCAACATCAAATCGACCTGCATTTACAACAGTGTTAAGCATAACTGGTACTGTCTGAGTTACAGCTTGACTTACACCTCCTAATGCCTTACCTACACCAAGAGCAGTTATAAAGTTTCCAAATCTCTCAACATCTTGCATTGTATCAGATGGCACAATATTTTTACCTTTCGCTCTTCTTATATACGTATTGATTCTTCTAGTAATTATTTTTCTATCATCTGAATCAGGAATTAATTGCTTGAATGAATTAGAACTCATGAATCCATCAATCTGTCTAATAGCTGAAGCAGTATTGATATCAGTTAGTGCAGACTTTAATGCTTTTGCATTATTAGTATCAAAATCAAGACTTACATATCTGCCATTTGGCAATGCGCCTGGTCTAGTTGATTCTATTAATACACCTGATTTATTTTTGTCAGTATAATCAATAGATATAGCAAAAGATCCATTCCTCTCTACTGCTTCTTTATCAAATTTTACTTTTTCTGAAGATAGTTTTTTGTACTTATCAGGTGTATAGTTTAAGTCACTTCCAAGCTGAGTATTATATACAGACAAACTTATGTCAGATAAATCTGAGTAATGTTTCGACCATTGATTTACCCACCAATTAATAGCATCTAAATTATTTTTTGATGCATTGGAATTAATTACATCCATGTCCATTGATGCAATATTTAGTTTGTCATATATTTCTTTATACAATTCACCCATTTTCTTCTCTTTGGAGTTTCCATCTTGAATTAGAACATCGATTGATTCTTTTATCATTCTAGTTCTTCTCTCAAATTCTGCTTTCATTTCAGCTTGAGTTCCAATCAGATTTCTTTTCAAGAATGCAAGCATACCTCTTTCATATACATTTTTAGCATCCATAAATCCTTTATTCATAACATAGACCCCAAGGGAATTTTTTGTAGAATAAAATGGTTGTTTTGTATATGAATCAACAATGGTACTGAATTGCTTATTGGCTTTATTTACACCATTAATTAATTTACTTAATCCCCACTTATTCATTACTTCGACTGATCTGTTTATACCACCAAACATTTTTTCAATCATAAGTGGAAGTGAGAACAGTTGCTCAGTGTATCCTCTTCCTATTTTTCCGCTTCTCAAGAATTTTAGACTTTTAGCCTTAAAACCTTTTTGAACTAACTGCTTATCATTCATTGCTCCTTCATAAGAACTAACAGCTGCCTCAAGTCCACTTGTTATCTGATTGGTTAAGAAATTATCAATACTTTCAACTATCTTAATCGCCTCTCTGATTGAAATTTCATTAAGGTCAATCTTTAATGCTCGCTTGATTAGTTCTTTTTGTTTTTCATCAAATGTAATTTTTTCACCAGTCATTGGATCAATGCCTGTTTTGAACATTGACTTCAAAGTATCTGACATTTCTGACATTTTTTCTTTCAGGAACTCCATTACTTTTTCTTGCTTATTAGGCTCAGCTTCTGGATCTTCTTTCAATGAGTTTATTATGTCTTTCATTTCTTTTAAAGACATGTCTTTTGACAAGCCTTCAACTTCATTATAAGCAGCAAAAAATTCATCTGCCTTAATTTGTTCTTGACGTTCGATTTCTTTTTTAGAATATTCAGAAATATCAGCAATATTAGCTGCTTGTTTAAGAATAGGATTAGGTATTTTTGCAACAGATGGCTTAACAGCATTTTTAACTTTTTCAGCCATTTCAATATAAGCATCTATGTCCTCAACCATTGATGGATCAATCTTTGTAAACTCCTTGGCCATACCCACTACCTCAGGCTGGTTGTCAGTCTTTAATGCTTTACGGATGGACTTTCTTGTTTCAAATGCTTTATTTAGTGTTTCTTGATATTCAGCTCTCTCAAAGACTCTCTCAGCATAGTTGACGAATCGCTCAACCATTACTGGATTATCTAAGTTAAGATTGCTTATTCTGTTAACGAGTGTAGCAGCCTGAGGAGCTTTAATTTTGCCAGTCTTAACCATACCACCAATAGCATCAGCAAGAGCTCTTCTTTTAGTATTCAAGTCACCCTTAGCATCACGAGCAGCTTTTGCTTCAAATCTAATCTGATCTTTAAGTGCTGACATCTCATTAACAGTTACCTGTTTTGGTTTTGGCTTACCTAATACCTTAGCAACTGACGGAGCTTTAGGTTGTGCTTTAAATGCATCATTTATAGCTTGCTCACTGAATCCTTGATTCGTCAAATATTTCTTTATACCTGCATCTGATATACCATTGTCTCTGGCTACAGACATAATATACTCTATACTCTTACTTCCATTTGTCATTAACTGAAGAGCATCAGATATATTTGTCTTTACACCTTTAAATAGTTCTGTGCCAGACATTATATCTATAGACACAGCTTGAACAAACTCATCTAAATTGATATCTTCTAATTGCTCAGCACTGTACTTAGATATACCTGTCATGGACTTAACAAATGAGAATAGTTTTCTCATCCAGTTCTTAAAGTCTAATCTCTGTGACGCTGTAACAAATGACTCTCCCTTATCTCCAATAGCAGTGGCCAATGCCTCTTCATATATGTAGTTATCTATATCTACATCTGAAGCACCATCTGCCTTCATTTGTTTTATGACTCTTTGGTACTCCTTATTTTCTCTTACGTTATTTTCGTACTCAGTACCTTTAACTAATGATATACCCTTACTATATAGTTGTTTAGATGCAACCTTAGCAGTATTTATCCATACGTGACCAAACTCATGTACTGGTGTATTATAGTTTTCTAGTGATGGATTCAAATATAATTTGCCTTTATAAACAGCACCATATACTTTAGCATTCTTTGTAGATAACTTCTTAGTATTTAAGTCTTTTAGTAATGCATCAAACTCTTCCTGAGATGCCACTACCTCTACATTTGGAAATGATCTAGCGATTGTTGATAAGAATCTGTTATACTGTGTATTTGTTTTTTCTATTGCTTTCTTAGCTACACTAGCAGTCATTGAAGCACTTCTCATCTCGTTTGAAATTGCTTCTTTTGATGTTAATCTTCTTCCAGATTTTTCTCTTACAATTCCAGCTACCTTTACATTTATATTATTTATAGACTCTTTTAATATGTTCCAAAAAGGGACAGTTTCATTAAGCATAGCGACAGCCTTTCCTCTTACATATATTGGATAGTTATTATGTTTAGGTAATCCCTCTTCATCTTGTTGTTCTGGAGTAATTATTGCTTCATCAGCTGTTTTTGCTGTTACCTTATTGCCTGCTTTATCTGTAACTTCTAATACCATTGTCAATGCACCAGCAGGTAATTCAGATGCGAACTGCTCTACATTCATTTCACGAATAGTCTCTATAGTTATTCCTTCGTTCTGTAAAAGCTTTCCTATTTTTGTACCTGCATCAACATCTCTTGATGGCATTATATTCTTAACTACAGCCGATATTGTATCAACATCTAACTTATCTAACTCAGTAAAGAACTCACTTAATGTCTTTGATGATTTAGCTATAGCTCTTACTTGATCTGTCTTATTAGCGTACTTATTTTTTAGTACTTGTTCTTGAATAGCAGTGAATATTGCTTTTTGTTTATTCTTCGGTAATGATTGCATTAAATCTTCAAATGTTTCTGTTATAGCAGCATTTGAATCTATTGCAGATGGATTCATATTATACACAACCGTATAATCAGACTTTATAGCTCCATTAACTATTGCTTTTGCAGCTGTCTTATTAATAGAAGCCCATGCAACTTTGCCGAAAAGTTTATCAATTAATGGGAAGAATGGACCGCCCATTCTTTTCTTGCCCATTACTTCTCCAACTTTAAGTTGATCAGCCATTACTAAGTTTATCTTCTTACCAATTAAGTCTTTTAAACCCATTCGTTTTAACTTATTAGCTAGCTCTGAATTTTCTTTTACTTCAATAGCATATGTCTTTACATCAGGTGTAGGAAACTCAGCATCAAATGCTTCTTCAGATATATCATTTATATCTGATTCGGACATCTTTTCTATAGCCTTAGATACAAGTTCTTCCTTCTTTTCTTCTTGAGTTATCTCAGAGTCAAGTTGGAAGTTAGGATCATCTCTTTTTAATAACTCCTCTAATTTTTTTACCTCATCTTCTACATCTACTGGTTCAGCTTTTTCAGTAATTACAGGTGCTTCCTTCTCTACTTTTTTCTTAGGAGCTTCTTTGACATACCTTCTTTCTACTTCTTGATATACTGTATCAAAGTCAGCTTGCTCAACAACTCCAATCTTATTTTCTCTATCACGAATTGCAAAGTCAAGAGCCTGATCTCCAGTAATTCTTGTCTTGTTTCCTAATCGATCTGTTATATTAACCGCAACTAATGCATCGTTATCATCAAACTCAAATCCATCTTCAGCTATCTGCATTGTTGGAGTATCCAAGACAACAACATCACCATTAGGCATAGTTGCTTCTACACGCCCATTTCTATCAACAAGGGTTACTTCTTGGCCATTGACTGTGGCATTGACTCCATTGAAGTATTTTTCGGCTGTGATTTTTTGGACTGCTTCAGAAGTCCTTCTAGCACTTGTAGCTGTGCCTGCTTTGGTAGTTGCGACAGTTTCAGTCTTTGTTCTAAATTCATAATTGTCTAGTTTTTCGGCAATATTTAAAAGTTTTTCAGATAAAGCTGCTTTTGTCTCAGCACTATAATCTGACTTATCTAAACTATCTACCTCGTTAAAAATTTTCTCAATAGCGTTATCAATGTCATTGTCATTAATATATTCAGCATTTGACATCTTATCCATGATAGGATTAATGGTTGAGCCAATACGAGCTTCTGCCCCCATATTAGCAATATACTGATCTACTTCTTCTTTGGCAGCGACTTGACCTTCTTCGGTAACGCCTTGAGGTTCTGCTTGGGGCTTTCCTTCCTCCATTTCTCCGCCAATTGTGGCTTCTGGCTGTACAGGAACTTCACCTGTTGTTTGCTTTTGAACGGCATTTTCTGATATTTTTAATAGTTCATTATTTATCTCTGTTATTCTCTCGTTATATGGAGCTCTTAATGCTTCATCTAATCTAGAACTTTCTTTTTGTAATTTGTCTCTTTCTATTAATAAATCTAAAGATACAGATTTATCTTCATTAGACATATCTTCTGGCAATGATTCCAGTTTTGATTTCACTAAGTTAAAAGATTCGCTTATTTCTTTGGCCTCATCTTTTGTCATTTTACCAGTTAATATACTTGATTTTAAATTTGTAATTAAGGCTTCATTTACTCCATCAACTTTTGCTGAATTTATTAATGCATCTATTTGTTCTTTATTCAATGTAGCTCTAAGTCCTCTAGCAACTATATCTTTTGAACTAGTTACAGTTGACATAATTCCACCTCCTAAAGCACCTAGATAGCCTTCATAAACAGCATCACCTAATATATTCCACGCTGACTTATTATTAAAGTATTCAGTTCCTTTTGCTTGATCGTAAACTTCTTTAATAGCAACACCAGATAAATTCTGCAATGCTTCTGTTATCCCCTCTGTTCCTGCACCAATTGCTGCTTGAACTCCTGATTTAACAACATATTTTTTAAAGCTGTTCATTATAGCAGCATCAATAAACTCCTTAGATGCATTTTTTGGTAAATCAGAAAAAGCAGATTTCATTATACTATTAGTAAGATTTTTACCTACTGCTGTTTTCTGCATAGCGGAATCAATACCAAATTTTTCTAGAAGTGAACTAACAACACCATAAGATCCAGATAACAAAACTTTTTCTTTTTCGCTCATTCCTTCAATCTTATCTAATTCATCCTTCATCTCATAATATGACTGAGCATAGAAAGATGGATAAGCAGCTGCGCCACCTCCTAATAATGAACTTGATGTAAGGATACCAACAGATTCTGACATACTAAATAATGCCTTAGTAAGATCATTTCTTTTTTCAGATTCCATGTACTCTTTTGTAGTACCTCCACCAGTAATTAAATTTACTATTTCCTCTTGATCTGCTGATGACATCTCGCCCATAGAAGCAAGTCTTGGTAAATATGTAAATCCTTTTATAAATTTAGATGTAACCCCTCCAATTACACTACCTGTCGCTTCTTTAATTAAATAATTTTTACCTACTGATTCATTTATTGATTTATCAACTGTTGAAATATTTTTTAAATCATTTGATAGATTTTTATATTTCTCATTTAAATCATTTGTTTTCTGGTCTATCTCTGGTCTATAAATATCATCAAATTCTTGTTGTGATATCTCTCCACTTTGTACTTTAGAAATTATATCATTAGCATAATTTTCAATATTTAACTTTTCTTTAGCTACGTCATTGCTTACATTTTTTACATCATTGACATAATTGTTAACTCTAGATATTTCTTGCTTGTCTGCTTTTACACTTGCATACGCAGCAATCATTTCATCATTCTTATTAGGATTATTTTTAAATCTATAGTAGATATCATCAAACTGTTCTGCTTTTTCAGACATATATTCTCCTCTGGCAGTTTTTGTTTCAGATTGAATTCTTTTAAACTCTTCAGATTTCTTTGCTTTGTCTAGTGGTGTTTCTATAGTTAACTTGCCATTTTCAAATTTCCAATCTTGTGATAAAATACCAGCTTCTAAACTTTGTTTCTTTTTATCTTCCAAGAATGTTCTTTCTTGAGATTCTTTTAAACTTAATTCTTTTGCTGTTTTTGCTAAATCTTGATCTGAGTTATTTCTTATAAATTCTCTTAGTACTACACTTTGATTTCTGTCATCTTCATCTGTCCAATTATCTAAACTTATATTTGTTCTAGCACCATTTGGAGCAATAACTAATAACTCATCTGTTAAAGGACCTTGTTTTATAAATTCAAAACCAGGGAATTTTTGCTTAAGTATTTTGGATGCATTTTCTTCTTCAGATCCTATCAACCCAGAATTAACCCAAGTCAATGAAGAGTTTAATTTTTTATCACTTTGTATTTCTTGATCTTGCTTTTTCTTTAAATCTTCTAGATTAGATGGTATTGATACATTTTTATTGAATTCCTTATTTAATGATTGTATAGATCCTTCATTAGTAACAATCCTAAATTTATTCATGCCTGGCATTTTTTTTTGCCACTTGTCTTCAATTATTCTATATTCATTTTTTTCTTGCCCTGGAAAACCAGTAAACACTTCTTCCGTTTCGGATGTAGATCCAACTTTATTAAATTTTTTATTTAATGTATTTACTCTAACTGGATCTGTAATTTGTACATCATAAACACTTAAGTCTTTACCATTCTTCGTTTCGGTAAAACTATAATCATACCACTTACCATTATAGTATCTACGAATACCTTTACCAGGATAATCTAAATATTCACCAGGCAGAGAGTATTTACCTTGCTGATTTGAAGATACCGATTGCTTCTTTTTCTCCTTGTTTGATCCATCCAAAGAAGTAACTCCATCGTCTTGTGTTGATTGTGAAACCTCTTTTTTTTTTAATGCAGATTTTCCTAAAACTTCATCAGGAGTTGGTAAGTTAGAATTGTTTTCAACCTGTTGATTTGGTGTTCTAGAATTGTTTCCTAGTATCTGATTTGGTGACGGTAAATTATTTGGCATGTTATATTACTTTAATTTTTCCTTCTTTTACTGCTTGATTTATTTGAGCATCTGTCCAACCTGACTTTTTCCATTCTGCCCTTGATGCTGTTGGTATTTCATAACTACCTTCGAGTTTTGTATTATTTAGTTTTATGTAATCGTCTTTACCCCTATTATATATAGAAACATGTAAACCTTTTTGTTTGTCCATTCCTTTAATATATTGAGCTAAACCATCAGCAGAATATACTCTTATCTTTTTAGCTTTTGGATCGTTTGAATAAGTTCCGCTTCTTTTATCATAAGCTCTAGCTGAAACCAATACATATTTCTTGCCACTTGAGTCAGTTCCTTCACTGAAATTATATTTATTGTTATCTAGATTTGAAAAATCGCCTTGTTCTAATGCCTTGTTTGCTGTTATATATGCAGACACAGCAAAATCATCAGTTTTGGTAGAGCTACCGCCACCGCCACCGCCGCCGCCACCGCGATACGGTTCGTCAAACTCAACCTTTCTCTCTAGTCTTGATTTTATCCTATCTATTGTAGCATCATTTGCTTTTTTAACTTGACTATTTGTTAGGATAGGTTGATATACACCTTGTTCATCTTGAGCCGAAAATATCATTTTATCTTTCTGGTCATTAATGAATTTAGTTAATTCATCGCCACTTAAAGTAGGTTTGTTATATTGAGTCCTAAATTGGTTTTCTTTAGCTACTCTATCTTCTATTTTAGCATTTAATTCTTTATCGCTATAATAAAAATCATAATCACCATCAGTGTTATCAGTTAAAACACCTGCAATTGCTCTAGGATTGTTTAATATAGCTTTACTTAAATCAAACATCATGCGTTCTACAGCTGGGTTTAATAGTGGATCAGTTGTAGTTTTTCTTCCTTCTTCTTCAAGCCAAGAAGCTATTCCTTTTGTCTTTTCATCAACTATGGCATCTAAATCAATTCTATCGTCAAGTATGTTCCCAGGCTTACCAATAGCTCGTAAATCCATAATACTTGATGGGTCAAATAATCCATTGCTACCTAACTCTCCAATTATAAAATTTCCATTAGAGTCATCGATATCAGTTATTTTGTTTCTTAGATTAGCTAATTCAGCAATTCTATTATTATTACTCAACTCAAAAGCTGAACCCTTTCCTTCTTGTTGTCTTTTTAATGCTTCTTGTATTTGAGCATCAAATGTTTTTGTGGTATTAGCAAATGTAGACCAAGAGGTTTTTAGATTATTTATCAAGTTTTTATATTGAGCAGGTTTGAGTTCTCCAGATTTTAATTTTTTATTCCAATCAAATATTTTATTTCTAGCCTTATCTGATCCAGCTAATACCAGCTGATCGAAAGTTTGAGTTTTACCTAGTTCTGTATTTTGAATAATCTCTGCGTTATCCGTAGCCAATTTGTCAAGAGCCTGACGTTCAGCCTCTCTTGATTCACCAATACCTGTAATGGTCTTAACTAATCCACCAGTGAGTGTAGCCCAATCAATTGGGTTATCGGCTGGTATAAATCCTGTATATTCGTTGTATCTGCTTGCCATTTTTATTTAAATATTACTTGTCCAGGTAAATTACCAGTTAAAGCATCAGCTGTTGATTGATTTATTGTGTTTCCAGTAATGTATTGCTGACCTTGTATTACAGGATTAACTCCAGCAGGAAGTTGTTGATTAGACATTGAATTCCAGTTTATTCCTCCTGTGCTTGCTGAACCTGATTGTCCATATAAAGGAACTAATCCAGCAGCACTAGTTAATGCAGTTCCAGCAGAACCGAACATACCTTGAATGGCTTTATTACGTCTATTCTCAGCGTCAGCTCTTCGCATTTGTTCGCTTATGAGTTGATTAGTCCCTATCATAAATTCACGCTCTTGCTTTCTAGCTTGAATTCCTTGCTCTGCTTCAGCTTGTGCCATATCTCTTTGATATTGGGCTTGATTTGCTTGCGCTGCTAAAGCTAAATTTTGCTCACCTGTAGCTTGCAACACATTTCCTACTCCACCAATAACACCCTCAGCACCTGCGCCTTGCAATGACTGCATCGCTTGTGTTGCCGCTTGAGCTTGTCCTTGTTGAGCCAACTCAAATCCCAAGGTAGGAACTTGAACTTGCTTAAATGCGTTAAACTCTTTGATGTTTTTTAATTCAGCTTGCGCTTTGTCAGCCGCTTGCGCTGCCTGCTTCATGTCTTTATTGGCCTTAATTGCTTGAGCCGCGCTCAATCCTAAACCACCTAAAGCTACTATTGTACTTGTTACTGCTGCCATGTTATAATATTTTAACCATTTCCTGACAATTGCCATCTCCCTTTTGAAACCCACAATTGCTGTATCTATCAACTAGACTTTTGCTCTTTAAAGATGTATAAATGTATTTAAAGTCACCAGTCTCCTTAATGATTTCAGTTAACACATTTATAAGAAATTCAAGAGCTTCATGCCTGTCATCTTCTCTATAGTGAAAGTTTGATACTATAAACTCTATCCATGCTGTTTTTGAATTAGTAAAGTAAACAAATCCAGCACATATCTCAACACCATCCTTGAAAACCATCACACCGCCTTTACCATTTTGTGGCAACATATCAATTGGTGGTGGTGTCCATCTCCAATCTTTCCACCATGATGACAATGTTTTATAATCGTCATCATTTAAGAATCGAACTTCCATACACAAATTTACAGAAAACTTTTGAATACTGAAGTACCAATAGAAAACAATTTGACTTGTTGAGGTAAATCATTATATAGGTAAACATTCATGTAGTACCCTCTCAATCCAAATGATTCAGCTTGACTGTTTTTGACACATATCAAAAAATCAGTAGTCAGTGGAATATTACCAATAGTAGCGTCAACAGTTATTGAGTTAGATGTTATATCAGTAATAGTTCCTACTAAAATTAAGTTTCCACCTAGGTTCTTATACAACTTGTCTCCAATACTTACACTTGGATCGACTTTAAATAAGAAGTCCAAAACAACAGCAGATAATGTCGTTGAATCAACACTATCAGCCGAACCAACTCCTTGAGTGGATAAAGCCTTAACGTCAATAGTATCGTCAAATCGTCTTACGTAAGCAAACCATTGACCTTCCTTCTCAACGAAATATGTATAGTCAATTGTACCTGCATTTATATTGGTATATAGGTCGGCCGTCCAAGAATGTGTGCTGTTAAGTGATAACGTATTGAACATCTTTACTGTCAATGGATCAGTATTGAATATTGTCCTAATGCTTGATTGATACTGCTGTCCATAGAAATTATTTCTAGTGGTGTTAACATTATGCTTCCAAAGCTCACCTTCCTTAAAAGTATAGAATGTGCTATTCATCTCAGTCATCCAGTCAGGCTGATAAGACCAAAATGAATTCCAACCTGTCGATACCATTGAATATGATATCGTCTTTCTTGGCATGCATTCTTCAGCTGAGAAATTAGTAAAATATGATATATCACTCTCATTTGTCCACTCACCTATTGGGCACTCAACATCTTCAGCCAATACCCACAATAATGCCTCACCTACAAATAAACACCACTGCACACCATCCCAAGAGACAGTAAACGTGTCTCCATTATAAATGAACTCATAGTAGTTGTTAGAATTTATTACACCATTAGCAGTAACTTCTATAGATATAGGCTCTTGACCTATTGGAGTATAATTTATTTTTAAGCAATCACACATATCACAAAATTAAGATTCTTCACCAGGACTACCATTACCTCCTTGAGTTAATGTAAATGTTTTTGTTTCACCATCACAGAATTCAATTACAAAGTCAACACTTCTCGAACTAGCATTATCATTTTCATCAATGTTAGATTTTATATCTTGATCTCCATAACCTGAACTTGTGTTTAAAGTCAACCATCCAGTTCCATCACCAGTATCTTCTAACGTAATTGTCCAGTATGTATTTGATTCTATAGAGAACATGTTGAATGAGAAACCAAAGGTGTTCCATCCTATTGTATAAACATCTCTACTAATTGAAAGATCACAAGTACCTTGTTTAACATCAGTAAATGACAACACATAAGTCTCATTATAAGGATCATATATGCCAAGTTTCTGAGTATTTGGGTTATCTTTTAGCTCATCTCTAAAGTAATTTTTCATACCATTTGCTGATATCTCAACAACTTGATCACCAGTCATTTGTAATACAGCCCCACGTCTAGCATCTGTAAAGAAAACAGTGTTGGCAAACTTGGCAAAACTCTCTGGATTATTACTGATACCATACTCAGATGGGTGAACGATTTGATTACCCAATACTTCAGGTACAGATGCCACTTGACCCCCACCAACAGCATCAACCAATAAGTTCTTTCCATAAAGGACTGACGTTATTTTGTCCTGCTGTAATACCATTAGGTTGGTATCCAAGGCATATAGCTTTTGAATCGGTCCGTACTGCTTGTCTAAATTCTTAAAGTTCGCTTGAGATAAATTAAAAGAGTTTAATCGATTGGTTGATGTATCCCCTTTGAATATACCACTATAACAAAGCGATGAGAATTTTTCTTCTTGCTTATAATCTTCAATAACGCTCGTAGCTCTTGGACTATATTTCATTGTGGGTCTCAAGAAGTTGTCATAAATTCTATAAGACTCAACACCATTACCAAACGCAAATGCATTGAAGTCTGAGTTATCTGACGTTACGTTATTTAGTTCAACTACTAATGGAACAGCACTTGGAGATGCACTTAAATCTTGATCGCTCTCCCATGACTGATAGAATACACTTCCTGTTGCCGCACCAGAAACTATTAAAGTTGGCAAATCAATTATAATAGCGTATTCGTTAATAACATAAAGAATTTCATAATAATCACTAGGTGGACCGTATGTAGGTGTTGGTGATGGATCATCGTTTCTAACATATACTATTTCACCTGCATTAAACGAATGCTTCATGTCATTAGCAACATCTCCAAATGGGACTGCTGGACCTAATACTGTAAAATTATCAAATTGAGCTGGAACATTTGGCCAAGCACCTCCATAAGTATAATCGTTCCATCTCCATGAAGTCTTATGGTTACCTCCTTCTATACGATACGTCTTACGCATTTCGTAAAACAAATCAATATCAGATGCCAATGGAACTGTTTCGGCTGATAATTGAATTGTTGGCGTTTGAGTTATTATTAGCTCACATAATATTTGATTTCTGTTGCAATTAGAATTATCTCCAACTCCTCTTATCAAAATACATAATTGCCCACTATTAACATTTGAATCTTCAGCTATGAAATTAGAACTAGGTGTTCCGCCAAGCTGCACTCCTTGAAAATTAGCCCTTCTAAATACTATATTATTTGCAGATGTAACTACATTGTTACTATAATCTCTATATTGAAAATTCTGATAAGCACCTGACTTCCAAAACCATTCTTCTAGATTTTTATAATAATTGTCGCTTACAAAATAATTTGGTTGAAACCTAATTGGAGACCCAGAGTTTGCAGGTCTATCATGAAGTATATTTATTTGAATGACAGCTCCATTATATATGGGACCGTTATAAAGTAATATTGCATGACCTCCATAATCATCTGGATCGTAATTACTTAAATTATTATTTGTTGTAGTAGGTATTCCACTATAAGAACTTGTATCTATAACTGTTTGTGTCCATTGAGAATCTACAATTTTATTTGCTCTTATATTAAAAGAGTACTGATCTCCTAAATTATAATTTCCATTTTCAAAATATAAATCAAAACTAATACTAGGTGTTATTGGAATAGTATATGTAGATCCAAATGGTATAGCTATACCAGTGATATTATATCCTGTGTCACCATCAGGAACAAATGTATATTTAAATTCAGTTGGAGGCAAACTAGGATTTGTAGAATTAGGTAGTATTCTAATGGTCAATCTATAATCTTTTTGTAATTCAACGCTACCAGAATAAGATATGTTTATATTTGGTGCATTATTTAGATATGGATATATTAATGTATTGTCACCATTATTAGCATAGTAAGCATATTCAAATTGAACATTAGTTGATCTAGCTTGAACAGGAGTAACTGTTTCAGTTCCATCACTACAGCCGCCAGGTCTAGGTCCTTGACCACCATTATATGTAGAGTATGTAATTGATGCTGGAGGATCTAGAAATGTATCAATTGGATCAGCTTTTACTTTAAAATATAATCCAGCTGTAGAAAAAGGAGAACTTGCTTGTTTATATTCAAGTTCAAGAACCTTAAATTTTTTATTAGAATGTGTAGCTATGCCATTTGCTGTTTTGAAGATAATATATCCACCAACAGTGATTTTATCTCTATCAGATTCATTAATTAAAAAATATCTAAATGTACCATCTACAACAAAAATTCTCGGAAATATATTGTAGTAATCACCTTGTGCTTGCTTAATAGCGAATCTATAGTTAGTCGCCCAAAAAGGCGGCTCATTATTCAATGTTAATTTTATTGAATTAGCAGTGTCAGAGTTATCAGATGGTATATATAAAGTATTTGTTTTACTAGTTAATGCAGTAGTCATCCTACCGTATTCATCTAGATATATAATGCCTATCTCGTAATCACGATCACTCCTAAATGTTTTTTTAGGTTCGCCTGTTATAGCTTCATCTTCAAGAGATAATGTATAGTTAGTGACTATTTTAATACCGTCTGCATTTACAATATCTCTGAACTGAATGTAGTTACCATACACTAATCTATTTCCAATTATTTCTTGAGCTTTTGCATATAATGGTACGTTATCAAATAATCGCGTTACTTCACTAGATTCTAAAGGTGTATATATTTTACTTGCATTAAATGTTATAGAGTACCTTGATTCATCATCTATACCAATATCTGATTTATCATAATTATCAACTATATAAACATTTAGCCTGTACGTGTCAAAATATAGAACTTGTATTTGTTCTACAAATTCATTCCCTGTGTCAAATGTTACATCAACCTTATTATATTTATTTGTCATCCCCTTATTATCACCAGTATTGTAATCATAAGAAAAACCATTTGCATGAAAGGCAACTGATGAAAAAGGAGATAATGAGCTATATTGGTTGTCCTTATATTTAAATCGGTATGAGAAATAAATAAACTTATCTTCAATATTGTTTGAAGTTTCTATCGCGTTATCGATAGACAAATCAATCTTAGGGCTATATAGTGGCGGCCTTAAAATAACGTCTATGTCAAATGCTATTTTTGGGTCGTCAGTTGTATAACCTTTCGCTCTTGATATATTTATTCGTCTAGGTGGATTTAATCCATCTGTCCAATATAAGAACGGACCTTCACCTTTTGATATAGGAATAAAATTAATACCAGTAACAGGGTAGTTCTTGCTGAAGTTCAATGTACTCGCTGTAGTTGGACTTGCCTTACTACACAATAAAACTATGGTAGTAACCTGAAATATCTCACTGTACTCAAATATTGCATCAAAGTTATCACTAGCAACCAACCAATATATCAAGTTGTCAGCCTCATAAGTAATAACACCTATTGTCTTGGCGTTTGCTCCAACATACACAAGACCTTCGTCCTCAATTAACTGTTGAATGTTAGTAACTATTGAATTGCCAAGTGAATTTGATACAGCACCAATATTAGATCCAGATGTTGTATCTATGGTTACGTTTAATGCATCAATATATTCACCGTCAGGAACAAGTCTCTCGTCAAGATCCTTATTCATCTTACCTGCAATAAAAGTCTTTTTTAATTCCATTATTTTATAATTTTATCACGCCCTCTTAGTGACATAAGTAATCTTGCTGGATGTAAGTTGCTCAATCTTATTTTTGTATTTCTCAACATAGCCGTCTTTTCTTTTCGAACTCTGTTTACGATATATTCAGGAATAGCAGTTTTATTATTAAGTACCGCCCATTTTAAATAGCTGTAAATATACTCTTCAGCTAATTTGTTGATTGTGATAAGAGAATCATCACCATTCTCCATTCCATCTGAAATGTATTCAAGAACAATGTAACCATCTTCAACACCAGTAGAAAAGTCAATTACTCCTGCTGCTTTGTTTATAGTAAACTTAGGATTTCTATTTGCTTCATCAGTAGCTAGACCATAACGTCCACCCATATTATAACCAAAGTACCACTCACCATTATAATCCCAACCGTAAGACCCATTGTAAGGTCCAGGACCTGTGTATAATTGCTTGTCAAGTCGCATCATGTCAATCTTTGACGTGCCTGTAACTACTTCACCATTTAAATCGAAAATAATATTGTAGTCGTTATCTTGTAAGTACGCTGTAGCCGACAATACTGATCTATTCTCAGTAAGTTGCAAAAGAACACCTTGCCTAAGTAATGATATCCTTACATAGTTAACATAGTCAGGAGGAAGCACCATCTTTAAGCTATCATCTAAATGCAACTCAAGCACTTTTATGTTTCTTAATGCGTCATAGTTAATCTCTTGAATAGCTCTCTTTGCATGAAATAAGACAGTATATCGCTCAACATTATTAACAAGTTTATCATTGCCAACATACATTAGCATAAAATTGTTAACTATATCTGCAAGGCTAACATATTGATATGAACCCCAGTTCGTATCTTCAGGTATTACACCATTGTTAGTATAATATTGATAGTTAGTAATGTATGCCATTTATTATTGTTTTTGTTGTATTTCTTGTAGCTCCTCAGCCTTAGCCGCTGCTATAACCTCTTGCTCTCTTATCGATACGCCAGCGTATTGTAATATCTTAACAACCAAGTCAGAGAAGTCACTCATTGGCATTTCAAAGTCTTGATACCCTAATGATGGAGATGGATTAAATAATGGATCGCCACCAACTGATGTGTATGTCCACTTAGGCTCTTTAGGATACCTTAAATAATGAGCATCAACACTAGCCGTTATCGTATTTGGATAAACCATGAAATTAGCTCTAGCGTTAGTTGTACCGTCATCATCCATAAGCGTATAAACAGGGTAAGCAACAGATGGTGCAGTCAAGTTTGAAGCCAATAAATAAAGGACTTTTTGTTGACTCACTTTCTCTATTTCCTTATTATTTAAAACTAGTTTTTGAATGAAATAGCTATCTGATGGTGCTTCAAAATATGGTGCTGTATAAGTTAATGTGTCTACCTTATAAAAGGTATCCAAAACTTCAGATAGCTTTTTAGGCACGTCAGAATACCCTTCGCCATGCGCCCTTTGATTTTGCTTGATAATTGAGTTGCTATATAGATAGATATATCGCTCGAATATGTCTAACTGTGCTTGTTTAGCGTATAGGTTGAACTCAAATGGAGTAACATATCCTCTGTTGTCTTTTGCTAATATAGACAGAACTGTATTTCTAACTTCGTTTATCATACTTACAAAGATAAATAAAAAAAGGCACTTATAATAAGTGCCTCTTCCTTTCTAGTTTGATAGCTTATTAATTCAAAGCTGCACTTGCAATAGTAATACCAGTAGGTAATGCAGGAACAATAAATGAATCAGGGTTGCTTGATGCTCTATTAGCTAATTCAATAGCATCATAAATAGCATCTCTAAATGCAGCTTGCTCAGCAGCTGTTGCAGTTGCAGATGATGTGATACGAATAGTATCAGAACCAGCAGTAGCACCACCAGCACCATACAAAACATCTACTAACGTAGGATTAGCTAATGTAGTAGCAACAAACTGAATGCTAGAAGCATTAAGAAGTGTAACATTAGATCCAGCAGTTAATTTTAAGAATTTTTCCATTTTTAAAACGTTTTAAAAGTTAATAACGATGCAAATATACTAATTATTTGAAAACTTATCTTCTAAGAATTGATACAGCTCAATACCTTCATCTGATTGCAGATATGAAGCTAAAACACTTGCTGGATTAGCACCAAATGGTACTGTGAGCAGTTTCTTCTTGTTTTCTTTTAAGTTGAAATATAAATCTTTACCTTGATTTCTAGTAGCTAAGTAACCATCAGATATTGCTCTTGCAGCAATGTTGTTGATTTTTAATGATGGGTCATTTACAGCATCTAAGAAATCCTCAGGATATCTCTTCGCGTAAATCATCATATCTCTTTTAATCTCAGAACTACTCATTCTATCAACTTGTCCACCAACTAAAATACGAGCAACAGCCTCTAATGTATTAAAGTCATTTGCAGCCAAATCTCTAGCGGCCAACTGTGCATCAAGTTCTGAGTACATAGATTGAATATCTTCTTCAGCATCTCTTTCATTATCGAATTCATAAAATTCGTATCCATTCCCAGGATGATAATGTAAGAATTGTTGTAAAACTGGATTTGTTCTAGGAACTGTTAATATACCATCTTCAAATACAATCGGCTCAACAATTACATTTTGATCCTGCTCTTCCTGAAAAGGGCTATTTGAATTTCGAGCGTAACGAAGTGGGTGATTTGTATTTGTTTCTTCACAATAGTAAAGTAGACGTTGTCTAGGTGTATCCTTTGAAGCTATATAATAAGACAAAGGCGATTCATTGTTTTTCAGAATATAAGTTCTGTCTTTTGGTTCGAGAGAAATTTTCTCAATTTTTAACTTTTCCATTTTATATAATTTAAATTTTCAAAAAAAATAGAGAGGGTTTTTACACCCTCTCTGTATTTATTCTTATCCTTTGAAGATAAAGAAGTTGTTTGCACCAAGTGTACAAAGAGCTCTTTCAGACAAGAAGTTAACCTCCATTGCATCAAGATCGCTAGTTGCAGCACCACCAGCAGAACCAGTCATCCAAGTCTTGTAACGTCTGTTCTCAGCTTCAGAAGCACGGTAACGAACGTGTAAGAATGGACGTTTTGCGTTTTTACCAAGAACTTGGTCATAAACTGTAGTTGTACCAGCAGGAACTAAAACTCCGTTTACAGCTCCACCAACTAGACCACCACGAAGAGTAGCATCGTTAAGATATTTCCAGTCAGTTTTGTAGAACTCATAACCTCTACGGAATCCTGTGAAACCAAGGTTCAAAGCCATTTGCTCGCTGTTATCAAATAAACCGTAAGACGTACCACCAACTCCGTAAGAGTTTTGAGCAGCTAACATATCATCTATATCAAAAGAGAACTGACGGTTCAAGAACAATGCATTCTCAGCGATAGCTCCTTGCTTGTCAAGACGTTGTACGATAGTATCAAAGTCAGACAAAGCAGATGGATTACCACCAGACCAAACATTACCTCTTGACTCAATAGCAGCAAACATACCTTGAGTACCTGCATTGTATGGATTTGTAGATCCAGCAGGGTAAGCAGCAGATCCAAGTTCAGTTGCAGCACCTGATCCAGAAGCAGCAGGAACACCTTCTACCATTGCCATTTCAAGATAATCTTCAAAACGTAGACGAGTTTCATGCTCTGACTTCATATACCACAAATAACCTGTAGCACCGTTCTCAGTAGTTACTTCAACCCATCCAATTTGAGCCATATCAGATCCTGATACAATGTACTTATCCTTGATAATAATTGGTTTATTATCGAAGAATAAATCTTGAGCTTCTAATGAACCCTGCATACCACCAGATCCTTTTTTGAATTCAGACCCATATACGAATGCTGTTACAGTAGTAGCAGCTGTAAATGGAGATGATGCATAAGCAGTATAGTAAGCAACAGTGAAAGTATTTGTAGTAACTGCAACAATAACACCTTTTGCAGATTGACTAGAGATGCTATCTGAAGATAAAAATACAGTTTGCCCAAGTCTAAAAACACAAGATCCAGAAGCAAGAGTAAATATTTGTTGTCCAGCAGCTGGTGTTCCAAGAGCACCAAATGTCAATCCAGTATATTTAGTGTGAAGTCGTCCTTGCTCTGCCCATTTAATTAAGTCAGAGTTAGTAGGGATTTCAGCACCAACCATACGCAAGAAAGATGCGATAGTTCGGTTTCCATAACGCTCAAATTCTTGTTCGTAAGTATCAGGAAGATACTGATTCAAGAAATTGAAGTCAGTGATGTAGTTTGTAGGCAATGCTGCCTTAACTGAGCTAGGTGTAATTGCAACACCAGGGCTCGCTTGTAATGTACCAGCCATTTTTTCTAATTTTTGTTTTTGTTTCTAATTACTAATCTGTTGCCACGATCATCATCTACAGCTGTAACTCTGAAACCTGGAGCTGGTGTGACTTGTGTAGCTTGTCGAGTCATGTCTATATTTTTAGACTCCTTAGCAACACCATCAACCGCATCTGCCATTCCTTTCTCATAGAAGAACTTGGCAAACTTCTCTGGGTTCGAAGCTACTGCGATAGCCCGATGAAAAGTTTCAGCATCTTTAAGATAACCTTCCTCATTCAAAAACCTTGATACAAAGTTTTGAAGATTGGATTGCTCTTTCAGCAGGTCTGGTGCTTCAGATGGTTTGTAAACTAACTTTTTATTCTCGTCTAAATTAAATCCGAAACCTTCGAACTTTTCAGAGAATAAATCAGAAGTCTTCTCACTGAAATACCTCGCCCTTTTTGACTGCTCTTCATCAGTTTGAGCCGCAGCTTGTTTATAACTCTTATATGCTTCATACGACTCTTTCTCTTCTTGTGGAACAAAAGATTCTCTTGACTCAAGAGGAACTTTATACTGTTCTTTTAAGCTGTTGAAATAGTCCTTAGCTTTTGTGAGTTCTTTTTTCTTAGCCAACTGCTTTTTCTTAATCTCTTTCTCGTCGTCAAAGTCTGAATCATATCCAAACTGAGTCTCAAGATCGAACTTGATATCATCAATGTCAAGATCTTTGTCTTTGTTCTTGCGATATTCAAATAGCAATTGGTCCTGATCCATTGAATCGTAATCTTTATTCAATTTAATAAAGTCCTCGATTCCACGACCAGTTTCTTTTTTATACTTCAAATAGGTAGCAACCTCTGGATCTAAATCCTCATTGCTTGAACGTTGCTCAAACAACTCATCAAGATTGCTAATCTCTTTGTTATATCTTTTTCCAATATATGAAAGAACTTTGTTGTCGTCTATCTCAATCTCTTGAGGTTCAACTGGTGTGTCTGTTGGCGCACTAATATCAACTTTATCCACAGTCGGCTCATCTTGAACTTGTCCTGTTTCTTCAGCATGTTTATCCAACAACTGTTGTTCTATTTCTGCAACTGACTTCTCCTCGAACTCAACTGCTCTTACTTTAAATTCTCCTTCCATTTGATTTAATTTTTACAAAGATAATAATTATATTTTAAAACATATATAATCAGTAAAGTAGCTAATATATTATGCAAAAGCATATAATTTTAGGTAAAATAGCTAATATATTATGCATGAGCCAAAATAAAGATTTTTTTGACGTTTTGGCTGTTTTTCAGTTGCCAAATCTGGAAAAATTCATGCAATTTGGCAAGTAAATAATCGGTAAAAATCCGATTAATCTAGGTCTACGTTGTCATAAAACATAGCATCTGAATCTTCAGTATGCCACTTATCAAACCCTTCGCAGTTAAACCAAGCGTTATTAACCAAGTAGTCAGGCTTAGATGGAAACTCTTTTGTAACAAATGAAGGCTCATACCAACGTACTCTATTGTTTGGCTGTAAGGCTATCTGACCGTTATCAAGTAATATTATATGATGTGACTTGTGCTCTAGTGGATCTTCAGCCAATGTAATATCAGTATTTATATCGTTAGATCCCCAATTTATTGTAGCGTAATAAGTTCCTTTGTGCCACTGCCTATCTTTCATATATACATCAACATTTGTATCATACACATAAGAAAGTTGTGTCAATGTAAAACGATAGCTAAAACAGTTCCATATCTGTAAGTAATGGAAAGGTAGGTCGGGATTTGGTAACTCTGGTTCAGTTAGTAAAGCATGGCTAGGTAACTTATCTCTCATGACACCATTATCAAGCAAAACTTGAAATAATGCAGCTTGACCTGGCATACATCTTACAGATATAATTACGCCTTCTGTAAATTCACCATGCCCCTTTTTAAATTGATACATGTACTCATTCCTTACGAATACCTTCAAAGGAAAGAAATTGTGTTCTATATATGCCACTGTTTACATTTAAATGTTTACTGTAAACAACTATTTAGGGCTAAACATTTCTAAATCAAAATCACCTAAGTTATCATTACCGCTACTTTCGAAGTTCAATGGTGGTAAGTTATTCTTTCTTTGATTAATCAACTCAGATTGTCTTGTTGCTTGAAGATCAACTCGCTTATCTTTAGCTTCTTCTTTCTTTTCTTCGCGCTTCATTAAGTTGTCAGTCTCAATACCTTTTAATTGCATATTGTACTGGAACTCTCTTTCCATCAACTGAGCTTTAATAGCAGCCTCTGCTTGCATTTGTTGAACTGAGAAATTCATCTCAGCTTCTCTCAATTGTATCTTAGACTGAGCCTCAAGCTGAACCAATTGCGCTTTAGATTCAGCAGCAGCTTGTTGAGATTGAATATTACTTTGCATCTGCATTTGGAACTGCATCTCTTGATCCTTCTGCTTCTGCTCCATTCTCTTTCTTCTCTTTAACTTCAACAACTCATTAGCTAACTTGATGTTATTAATCATTCTGATGTCAATAGCATCTTCAAGGTCAATTGTTTGTTGTTGTAATGATACTTGAATATTTGCCTCAAGCATTTGTTTTTGCTCTTCGTCTGGTGCTAACTCAATGAATATACCAAAGTCATGCAAGTAAAGATCTTTAATGTCATTAAGTATAGCAACATTATACTTACCTATCTGCATAGCGAACTCTTCAGCAAAGTCAGAGTACTCTAATATATCAGCAATTCGTATTGATAAACACTCAGCTAGTTTCTTAGTAATATTAAGGCCTCCTTCTAATATATGTCGTGTAGCTGTGTTTGAGTTCAATGCAGCTAGTTTCTGAACACCAACTAATGCGTCAGGGCTAGGAGTTGATCCGTCTCTAACTTCATTGATTCCTGTCACATCACGTATCATATTTAAATAGTGGTTGTAGTTTCCTATCAATGCGGCCATTTTAGATTGACCGCTATTTGAATTAAGTTCTTGAATAGGAACTCGCGCATTATTGAACTCACCATCTTGGGTGTAGCTTCTACCAATAACACTACCAGTCTGGAAGTATAGCTTTAACGCATCCTCTGGGTTATATGCTGCCCCTGTACCAAGGTCAACCTCATTAATACCATCAGCATCAATGAACACACCATCAGGAACTACTCTTGCCATTACTTGCTGTAACTTCAAGTGAGTAAGTTGTATCTGATCAGCAAAAGGAATCATACGTCTTACTAATGACTCAGTATTTCCCTTATACATTCTAGGTGCAAACATCACATAGTTAGGAAGTGCGTTCTGTGTAGCCGACTTAGGTCTTACCATGTTCTTCATCATATCCCACTTAAGCATGATGTTAGAACCACCAACTAATATACCTTCATACCAAACGTCACGAACTGCTTCAACTTTCTCAAACATCATTCCCTCTTCCGATGGAGGATTAAATGTATCGTTCTTTCTAATTACTCGCTCACCACCGTTCTCAAGGATCTTCTTTTTCCATACAAAACGCTTACTAGTCTTATAGTTGAAATAAAGTAAAGTAACTACTTCATTTAGAAATGCATCATCTTGATAGTTTCGAATAATAGGGAAGTAGTCATACCAAGCAGATGAAGCGTTACGTATTTCTTTTAACTGCTCATCTGTTAAGTTTGGATTTATTTTTAAAAGCTCAGTGTAATGCACTTGCTTAACCTCACCAAAGTAATAACAATCTGAAAAATCATTTAGCTCAGTGTAGCTATGAATAAAATTAGCAGGATCTACATAATCAACTTTTAATCCATCATTCACTAAGAATGTATGTCTTACAATAGCCTTACCTAAAACAGTTAAATCATAGTCAATCAACTTCTTTAGTTTAGGATACTCATTCATTTTAAGAATTGTATCAATAGCAACCTCTTCAGCTATCTCAATTGATGGCTTATATTTTAACTGCATGTATAATGACAGCTCTTCATCATTTTCAGGAAGCTCGTCAGGATTAACATTAAACGCATCAATACCAAATTGATCTTTAGTCAACTGTAAGAAATCTTTGGCAACCATATCTGCCTCAATCATATCCTGGAAGATATTCTTTTTCTCAGCAGACATCACATCTTGTGATTCAGCTTTAATCGTAAAAAGCCTATCATTCATTCCATTGACAACAATGTCAACAAACTTAGGTATAATAGGAATTGGAGTCCAGTCTAAATTCAACATAGACATATCTCCATTTATTGATAATTCGTCTTTATATTTTTGTACAGGTTGCTCACCTCTTGCGTATAGTCTTAAACGATGAAATTCACCCCACTGATCATAGAACCGACATGTATTTGCTTTACGTTTAAACCACTCACCCTCAACTGATTTTGCTACTTTCAAACCATACTCAACGGTAGACTTTTCTTCATCACTAGCCATTTGGTTTGGAAAGGGTGATTGATAAATTACAACTGATAATTTCTCCATTATTTTAGTATTTCGCTTCTAATTCCACGATTGTCGTATTTTACAAATTTAATACTTATTTTCGATTCTTTTTTCTCTACATCAAACAAATGCTTGCGTGTAGCCATAATGGCTAGACCTGAACTAATAGATGCATCATGTTTTGTTCTATTGTTTGGATCAAATCTAGCCCAATCCTCTAATGTTTTTGTAAAATACATAGATCCCATACAGTCAGGCTCTCTATATGTGCCTTCAGTATCAAGCCCTACATACTCTTCAATATACGTCTCAATAGCTGACGCGTGTGCTTGCCTAACATCTTCAGACGAGTTAGGTATCCCACCTATCTCTATCTCAGTCTTAGAGAGCTTAGTTTTGTGCTTGTCAGGTCTATTCATTGAGTAAGCTCTATATCCCCTATTTTTAAAATGATACAATAACCTAGCCTTATTGTTCTCCGCTAACAATGGCATGCCATAAAACACACACGCCATTAATACATCTTCAAAAAATATCTCTGCTGTTTGTGGCCTTGCAATATACTCTAAAAAGAACTCATTAGTAGGTGCTTCTTCCATGTGGTACTTAGTCATACCATGCAACGCGCCATTAGACCCTCCACCACCAACTACACCTGATATGTCATAAGGGTCACAACCAAATGCACCTAAGTGCTCATTGCCAGGGTACTTCTTTCCTCCTCTAGTAATTACATTGTTTCGCAACCTACTGTTAGGAATCCAAGATACTAAGAACCTACCATTCTTATCAGGAGTCCAAATAACTTCACTATCGAGCACCCCATTCTTCCAGTGGAAATACCCTCTTGTCAATACCTGATCCTTAATCAATGAGTCATTGTAGTCAATCTGTTGGTATATCTTTGTTAAGTTAAATACAGACTGCTTTGACTCATCTCTAAATGCATGTGATTCAGTTCTCGGAAACTGTCGGTAAAATTCATTCAATGCATCAGAGTCAGTCTTTAGTGCTGCTACTTCATTGTTCCAATATGTTATAACACTATTGTGTATTAAACTACCGTCAATTCCCTTTATCGGCTTTTCAGGATCTTCTAAAACTGGCCATCCAAACTCATCGATATAGCCTTCATAATTCCAATCCATAGGAATGAATAATGAGTACAAGCCACTCTTTGTCTGACCATTAGCTGATCTTGTTCTAGGATTGCTGTCATTATATAACTTCTTGAAATTTTCACCACCTTTGCTCAATGCATTCGATGTAGATCCCATCATACATTTTCCAATGATTCTGCTACCTAATCTAAGACATGTCTTTCTAACTCTCCAGCCGTTTAATATGTTTTCAGGTTTCTCAATTTTACCAGCCTCATCTTCAATCAATAATAATAACTTCTCACCATCATAGCTGTTGTCAGCTGTGTTTTTCCAGTCAATAGTTGTATCAAGACCATCAATCTCATCTTGAGCTTCTTGATCCATATTCTTTCGAGTAATCTTACTTGCTGGTACACGAAACGCTAACTCAGTCTTTGGATTATCCATACCATCCTGAATAGGCTTAAAGAAGAACGGATAGTTCCTTACGATTGGTACGACCTTATCAGTAAACATCTTCTTGGCATCACTACCAGTCTTTGACATAATACCAATCCTAGAATCTCTAACTATTGTTCCAGTATTACATACTTCGGCACTTGACATAAATGAGAAGCCAGAACGTCTGTTCTTTAAGTAACACATACCAAAAGCCCTTTCATCAGCCTTACATGCCTCCCAGTAGATATAAAATATCCTATTTGATTCCCTAAAGTCAGGTAGACCTATGTCAATTTTTGTCCATTGTAAGTACATGTAATGAGTACCTGTCATATAGGTTGGCTTAC